CGGCGGAGTTCACGTCCTTCACTCCGAGCGACGAGCAGCTCATCAGCGCTCTGCGCGACAGCGAGCTTCTCAAGGTCAACGCCACGCTCAACAACGTCGAGTTCGAGAGCAGCGATGGGGAGTTCTACGAGGTGAACGAGAAGAAGGACGGCCGTCCGGTGTTCCAGCTCGAACTGGAGAGTACGGTCGAAGAGGGAGGTGTCTCGTGAGGTTCAAGCTCGAGGTCGACATGAACAACGATGCGATGCAGAACGGAATGGACGTGGCTTCCGCTCTGACGGAGGTGGCTGACAAGATCCGTCACTACCACTCTCCCTCGGAGATGAAAGGGATCGGCGGCTACATCCTCGACGAGAACGGCAACAAGGTGGGTCGATGGTGGACGGTCCGATGAAGCCCCTCTACTACGACGACGTTCGTAGGTGACAAGCGAGGACCCTGCGTGGTCCCGAACTGCAAGTGCAACCAAGTAGAAGAAGGAGCAGACATCATGAACAACATCACCAGCACCTACAAGTCCCGTGACTTCGTCATCACCTCCGCCCCGAACGACGCGACCCTGAAGCCTGAGTTCGGGCTCGCACCGGGGAGTGCGAAGCCGTTCGCGTACGGCGCACGCGCGATCTTCAAGCGGGACTCCGCGCAGGCACACGTCGACTTCGTGTGGGACCGCCAGCAGATCACGGGCGGAACGGACGAAGAGCGGAGGGTCTTCGCGGCGTGGATGAAGGAGGTAGGCCTCTCCCGCATCATTCGCAACATGTGCATGGAGAACGATCTCTATCCGAGCGACTCGGCAAAGGTCATCCAGTTCGTGGACGGGTACGAGATCCAGATCTCGCCGAGGCGCAGCTACGGATACCTCTACATCGGCGTGTGGCCGATCGAGGGAACGATCGCGATGATGGCCCCGTCCACCCCGCGACCCACCGAGAGGCCGATCAAGACGAACGCGATCGGCGGAGCACACCGAGGATCGCGTGAGACGCACCCGAAGAAGCCGTTCCTCGCCGTCGTCATCCGACCTGGGATGAAGCCGGTCATCGAGGATATCGGTGACGCGAAGCTAGAGACCCTTCAAGCGCTCGTCGGTGGGTACATCGAGCACGTCAACTTCATCCCGAAGCTCAGGTACACAGTCGTCGTGAACGAGGAGGGGGCCGTCAACGGGATGGAGCTCAACCGCACGAGGGTGATCAACAAGAAGAGCCCCGGATTCGGAGTCCACCAGCTCTACGGAACGATCGTCCTTCACAAGTCGAAGAGCATGACGCGTGAAGACGCCGAGAAGATCGTCGAGGAGTGGTCTCAGTGAGCTACGTCGAAGTCCCTACGGAGAGGCTCTTCTCCTTTCTTGAGGAGAAGGGCTTCTCCCGGACCGTCCGATACAGCGAGGTCGTGTACGAGCGAAAGCATGATCGCGACCCTCGGTACAAGGTGCTCATCTACACGAGCGTGAGGGAAGGAAGGCGAAAGGCAAGAGGGTGCGGGCAAGACGCGATTCGTGTCTGCGCCGTCTTCGAGAGCGTCTCCGAGTTGGGTGACCCCATGTGCTATGGAGTCGCGAAGCTCCCCAAGGTGCTGCGGACAGGGACGGTTGAGGCTGTCCTCGAACGAACGATCACACGAGCCCGTGAGGCCTACGCGGTGATCAACAAGAGAGTGAAGAACAACAAGCTGAACCCGAGCTGAAGAAGGGAACCAAGTCATGAGCAAGAGGACCGAAGAGAAGTTGAGCGAGATGCTGAAGGAGAACACGGGCCGCCACTTCTTGGACAGCGGCGGGGCCTACGGGCGGAACTGGGAGCGCAACCAGTCCCGCGAGTTCGAGAGCGAGCCGGCGGCGAAGGTCACGTTCGAGATCTGCACGTGGGGTGACGACAAGAAGCCTCACCTGGAGACGAACGTGGTCTTCAACGTGTACCACTGGCTGAAGGGGCGCCTCACCTGGGACGAGGATCTCGGCAAGGTGATGCGCGTCGCGGCGCGGTTCATTCGAGCCGCGAACTGGCGCGCCGGGAAGCGCGAGCACGACTACGTAAACGTCGGCGAGATGGGCACGTACAAGTACGAGTGGCAGGAGCACAACGGCGAGCTGCCCACCGACTTCGAGCTGGCGCAGGAGATCCCGGTCTTCTTCGCCGCGTGGAAGGCGCGACGCGACGAGGCCGACCGCGACGAGTGCCGGGACTGCGAAGGTACCGGTGAGATGGATTGCGATCAGTGCGAGGAGCACCGCTGCGACACGTGCAAGGGTCGTGGCTGGGTCCGCACGGCGTCGCTCCGCTTTGACCAGAAGAAGGGCTTCGTCTTCGACCACGACGACTACGAGCCGAAGGAGGTCTACACGACGAACACCTACAACCACGAGTGCAGCCTCGACCAGACGTTGCAGTTCATCACGTTCACCGTCGACCGGCAGGAGTACTGCGTGCTCCAGATTCACGGCGGGTGTGACGTGCGAGGCGGCTACACCGACCCGGTCCTCTTCGAGGTGACCGGGGAGGAGTACTGCATGCACGAGTTCTCGCGGGTCACTATGTACTGCACCAAGGAGTACCCCTACCCGCAGCCGATCCCGTCGCTCACGGTGGACGTCGGCGATGACGAGCCCGAGTCCCCGCACGTGTGGGACTCGGATAACGACGGGCACGACTGGAACCCGGCCAACCGGGAGATGGACCTCCAGTTCGATGACCGCAGGCACTGGAAGAAGAGCATCGACCTCGTCATCATCGACGAGGACAAGTTCGAGGAGCTGCGCAGGGAGATGGGCGCGCAGTGGGAGAGGATGGGCGGCAACCTGCCAACCATCACGGACGGCGACGGACTCACCTACGCCCGCACGTGGCAGAAGGGGAAGTTCTGCGTCATCGGAGACAAGAAGCAGGGACTCTGTCCGCACTGCGGCGGCGTCCTTCAGGTAGCGCCGTGGCCCTGACATGCCCACGGTGCGGAGAGCCTGCGCGCATCGCCATCGTGGTGCGCGCTCGGGTTCGCTGCGAGGTGACGGAGCGCGGCGCCATCGGTCGCGTTCTGTCGACCTCTCGAGAGCAACAACCCGACGTCGTCGGGTACGAATGTGGCGGCGGCCACGAATGGCCGTCCGTCTCGCACACTGAGACCTCGAACAGGAGAAGAGGAACATGAGCAACGCATGGAGCACGTACCAGGAAGCAATCTTCAAGAACATCGCGGAGGGCAAGGGTCACACCGTTGTTCTCGCTCGCGCAGGATCGGGGAAGACTACGACCATCATGGAAGGGCTGAAGCACGTCCCTCCGAAGAAGACCGTCTTGATGGTGGCCTTCAACAAGAAGATTGCCGATGAGCTCAGCTCGCGAGCACCGCACGGAGTGGAGGTGGCTACGCTTCACTCCTACGGTCTCCGGCAGATCAAGAGCGCGTTCGGACCGGTGAAGATCGACCAGTACAAGCTGGACCCTCTCCTCAAGGCCAAGCTGGGCGAGGGTCCGGGGACCTTCGAGATCAAGAGAGCACTCCAGAAGACCATCAGCCTCTGCAAGGCGTCGCTCGTTGGCTGGATGAGCGTGGACCCCGAAGAGGGGATCGACCCCGAGGACGACGAGTACCGAGCCTGCCTCGACCAGATCGACAAGCTCGTCGATGACTTCTCGATCGACACGGGCATGGACCTGAGCAAGAGGTCGGACTTCGTGAAGATGGTCTTCGATGGACTCCAAGATGCCTACACGATGACCTCCGTGCTCGACTTCGACGACATGATCTGGTTCCCGATCGTCCACAACCTCCGAGTGTGGCAGTTCGACCGGGTCTTCATCGACGAGACTCAGGACCTGAACTCGGCTCAGATCGAGCTGGCGCTCCGCGCTTGCAAGAAGAACGGACGGATTCTCGCTGTCGGCGATGACCGGCAGGCGATCTACGGCTTCCGCGGGGCGGACAAGGACGCGGTCAACAACGTCATCGAGAGGCTTCATGCGAAGGTCATGAAGCTGACGGTGTGCTACCGCTGCGCGGAGTCGATCGTCGCTCTGGCGGCGCAGACCGTTCCAGACTTCGAGCCTGCCCCCGGCGCCATCCATGGGCTCATCGAAGACGGGGTCTCCGAGGAAGCGATGCGCAAGAAGGCGGCTCCTGGCGACTTCATCCTCTCCCGAGCCAACTCCCCGCTCATCTCACTCTGCTGGCAGTTCATCAGGGAGGGACGGCCGGCCACCATCCAAGGCAAGGACTTCGGTGCGAACCTCACCGGGATGATCGCGAAGGCGCGCAAAGCCACGGTCATGCGGGAGGACAAGAGCATCCCCGTGCGGACGGTCGAGGACTTCCTCGATTGGCTCGACGATTGGCGCGTCACCGAAAGCGACCGCCTCCGTCAGAAGAACCGAAGCACGGAGGCGGTCGACGACAAGGCGGACTGCCTCATCGCTCTCTGCGACGGCTGTCGATCTCTCGACGAGGTGGTCGCGAAGATCGAGCAGCTCTTCGGAGAGGCGGACAGCGACATGAAGCGGATCGTGCTCTCCTCGACGCACAAGGCGAAGGGGTTGGAGCGCAACCGCGTGTTCGTGCTGGCCGACACGTACCGTCGACGACCTGACATCGAGGAGGCCAACCTCTGGTACGTCGCCGTGACTCGAGCTCGAGCAGAGCTCTACTTGGTGCGGGGCACCGGAGGGAAGAAGGGTACCACTACGAATCCTGTGCCGGCCCCTGGGCGCTGAGCTGAGAAGACAACTGAGTAGAAGAAGGTGAACACCATGAGCAAGCAGGAAGAGACGAAGAAGCGTGGGCGCAAGGCGAAGGTCAAGGCTCACGAGGTCGCCGGGTTCAAGTCGTACGAGTGGTCCGGCGTGAAGCTGGAGCTCGACAAGACGTACTGGGTCGTTCGGGACAAGGCCAGCATGGCCAACAAGGGCTTGACTCCTCTCGCCCTTGCCGAGGATCCCTGCGAGGTGGTCGAAGCGAAGTTCCTCGGGTACGAGCAGAGGTCAGGCGAAGAGGCGTTCTCGGAGACTCCTCCGGACGTACCCATCGGGTATGCGTTCGACGACGGGCGCCTGGCTCGAAGGCTGGAGTACCTCTCCATCTCGGTCGAAGATCGGGAGCATCACATCTACGCGCATACGAAGGAGGGGAAGAAGGCCGCGGAGTCCTACGTGACGTCACGGCGTGAACATAGCCTGCATCTCATCACGTCCGCCCGCGACAAGGACGCGGAGGTGGCCAGGGAAGTCGCCGAGGGGGAGGGCATCACCCTGGACGATCTCTTGACGATGGCCATCGCTCTCGGTGGTACAGCGAAGACGCTGGAGAACGCCGGGAAGAGCCGCAAGCGCAAGGTCGAGGCGGTGCTTGGTCTGCGCCATTCCTTCTTCGAGAAGGAAGGGAAGGCGCCGAAGCTCGCAGAGCGTCCCTCGACGAAAGACGTGAGCAGCAAGAAGTGATCTGAGGAAAGGGCGGCTGGGTTGATCCCGGTCGCCCTTTCTTTTTTTGTCTTCGAGCCCTCCTTGACCGCGTCGTCGGTACCTCGTACACTCCCCAAAGTTTCCCCAGCATACCGGGGTAAACGAGCATAGGACGGTTCAGATGAAAAAGGCTGATGTTGGTGACCCGACTCTGGCTCGTACGGAGTTCGAGGCTCTTCACGCGTTTCAGCGGATCATGTGGGACAAGCTGATGGCGAACGCGCACAAGGGAGGCTGGGAGAGCGCTTCTCCTGAGGAGCTTCTCGGTCGACTGGAGGACGAGCTCGAGGAGCTGAAACGCGCAGTACGTTGCGCGGAGTCCCCTGAGGCCGTCGCTCGTGAATGCGCCGACGTCGCGAACTTCGCCATGATGCTGGCAGACGTCGTAGGAGGGCTCCCCTACAAGAGGCGTGGTGGGCTGTGAGTCTGGAGAAGGCTAGGCGACTCGTCGCGCTCGCAGTGGGTGCGACGACTCCCGAGCATGAAGCGCGCAACGCTGCGATGGCGGCGTGTCGGCTCATCGCGGAGTTCAACCTTCTCGATGGGGCGCGGGGTGGACGGCAAGAACAGCCACGCGTGACCTTGCACGACATCGTACGAGAGTGGCAGCACCAAACCGAAGGCCGCGTGTCGTCGCGAAGTCGTAGAACGAAGTCCACCGAGGCTCGACCCATCCAGTTCGAAGGGAGGGCCTGGGTGATGAACGTAGTGGTCCTAAGGAGCACCGCTAACTACGTAGAGATAGAGTGGTGGCACGATCGCATCAAGTCGTTCCAGAAGGACTATGTGCCGAAAGAGATGATCATCTCTATCAGGTCCACCGACACTACTCTGGATGAGCACCGTTTGTCTCGAATCGCCATGACGCTTCGCTACGCGCACAACGCGGGTTTCCGTCAGAACAGCAATGGAGTAGAGACCGATGCTGCGACCGTGTGATGAGAAGGTCAATCGTCTTCGCGCCATGGGCATCTACGAGGACGCCAAGAAGGTCGTCGCCAGGCACGGAGCGGCCCTGGAGGACGTGTTCACTACGTCTCGGCTCAAGCACATCAGCGCGGCTCGTATGGAGTTGATGATGTTCATCAGGGAGACGTTCCAGTGGAGCTACCCCGCACTCGGAGAGCTGTTCGACCGAGACCATACGACGATCATCGCAGCCATCCAAAAGATCAAGAAGCAGAGAATGGAGAAGCAGACATGAGCTGGATTATCCCTCCCAAGCGAAAGAACGGTGGGCGCGGACATGGGGTGCGTATGAAGCCTGGGGGTCGAACTATGCCCCGTCAGAAGCCGGGGCTCTCGGAGCAGGTCGTCGGAACGCCGTGGGAATTCATCGAGGCAGTGGAGGAGAGGTTCGGCTCGTTGACCCTGGACCTCGCGTCTACGGAGGATCTCTCAAAGGCGGAGCACTTCATCTCGCCCGAGGAGGACACGTTCTCTGTGCCCTGGGTGAAACGGCTGAGAAGACTCGGTGGCGGGAACGCGTGGCTGAACCCGGAGTTCGGGGACATCCGCCCGTACACGGAGAGGATGGCGACTCAGGCCCGGAAGCTCGACAAGGGGGAGAAGCTACTTCTTCTCGTCCCGGCGAGCGTCGGGTCTCACTGGTTCGCGGATCACGTATGGGAGAAAGCCCTGATCCTCTTCCTTCGCCCACGCCTGAAGTTCATCGGGCACAAGACGCACTTCCCGAAGGACCTGCTCCTGGCTGTCTACGGTGAGGAACCTGGTGTAGCCTTGTGGCAGTGGCAAGAGACAAGAGGGTATGCCCGCAAAGGAAGGTCGTCATGACGTGGCTCAAGGGAGTGGATGTGTCGGCATGTCAGCCCGCGGAGAAGATCGACTGGAAGGCCGTTCGCGCAAGCGGGCGTGAGTTCGTGGTGATCAAGCACACCGAGGGAACGCTCGGTCGCGACCCCGCACGTGACCGTCACCGCGACGGCGCTCGATCAGCGGGGCTGCGTTGGGGCGCGTACAGCTTCGCTCGCCCCTCGGCGGATCCCTCATCGGCGCGCGTGCAGGTCGCTCGGCTCTGGGACACGCTTCCGGGGCAGATGCCGGATCTCGAGGTTGCGCTCGATCTCGAAGTCGGTGGAGGCTTGCCAGGTCGCGCCGTGCTCGACTTCGCGCAAGCATGGGTCGAGGAGTGGGCGGCGTACTCCGCCGTCCCTCCGTGGGTCTACACGGGCAAGTGGTTCTTCGAGTCGCTCGGCCCGCTCGACGCTGAGCATCGACGCATCCTCAGCGCGTGTCCGCTCTGGATCGCGGCTTACTGGCAGCCCGCGCCGTGGGAGCCCGTCGAGGGACGCGACTCTCCGCGCGTGCCGGAGCCCTGGGCGGATTGGGATATGTGGCAGAGCGGCGGCGATCACGGCGTGCGCGTGCCCGGCATCCCTACGGCTGTCGACACGAACGTGTTCAGGGGCGACCTCCCACGACTGCTTGCCCTGATGGGCGTGCATGTCGATCGGGACGCACCGACGATCCCTGAGAACGTGGGCGCTGCCGACCCCACGGACGAAGTAGCTGACTGGGCAGTGGACGCGTACCAGAAGAGGGGTTCGTGATGCGCATCGCATTCTGTGGGGCAAGCGGTACCGGGAAAACGACTCTCGCTCGCTGGCTCGTGTCGTCTTACGACATGGAGCTGAACCCTGTTGGGTCTCGAAGTGTCTCCAAGGCGATGGGCTTCGACTCCCCGTACGACGTGGACAAGGTGGGGATGCGGAGACAGTTCCAGCATCGGCTCCAGGACAGCAAAGTCGAGTGGGAGCTCGACCACGATCACTTCGTCACGGATCGCACCACGTACGACGAGCTGGTCTACGCCATCATGCACGACGTGTCGGCGATCGACGAGCGGTACCTCGCTCGCGCCATCAGCCACATGCGGCGGTATACCCACGTCATCTACTGCCCCGCGGAGGAGTTCATCAACACTGGCGACGACCCTGCTAGGGTGAAGGACTTTACCTACCACGTGGTCTTCGACACGGTGCTTCACGGGTACCTCAAGAGGTGGCAGCCCGAGCGTCTCATCACGCTTCACTGCGAAGGCATCGAGGAGCGGAAGAGGGCGTTGAAGAGATCCCTGGGCCTGCTATAGATCCTGAGCATGGGACAGGGCATCTGGGACGAGGTCGCAGAGGTCGTACGACGGGGCGAGCGCCCTGTGATCAAGCTGACGAAGGGTCAGCGGGTCATCGAGCGCCGCCCCGTTGGGCGCCCACGAGTGAAGCCGCTCAACGCGCACGAGCACTACACGTGGGTGATGAAGACGCCGAGCGGTATCGCCATGCGCTGCCGAAACCACGGCTGTTCCAAGAAGCTCCGATCCAAGCAGCACTCCCTCACGTGTTCGCCCGCCTGCGAGGAGCAGCTTCGACGTTACTGCGAGGAGACTCTCGCGGTGCTCAATGGTGAGAAGGAGGCTCGAGAGTACCCTCCGGATCTGCGCGGACAGAAGAACAGCGTGATCAAGAGGCGCGCCGCGTGAGCAACAAGAACGGCTCCAACTGGATTCGCAAGAAGAAGCGTCACGCGGGAAGCTGCACGTCGTCGAGCGCCATCCAACCGGGATACAGGAGCTAGCTACTGATGAAGATCGGCGACAAGGTGAAGAAGGTGACGGACGCTCTCGGCATCCCGCAGTGCGGAGGCTGCAAGGAGCGTCAGGCCGCGTTGAACCGCTTGGGGGATTGGTTGTCCTCTGTCGTTGGACGGAATGGCGATCCTCAGGTACTGTCGAATGATGCGCGCTCGATTCCTGCGGATGGTCAACAAGAACGGCTCGAAGCGCCCGCACATGCGGACGCGGTGCTGGGAATGGACAGGAGCACGGACTAGGTCGTACGGCGCCTTCCAGGTACAGGAAGGGGTAGGTCGAAAAGGGTGGAAGGTGCGGCTCGCTCACCGCGTCTCCTGGTTCCTTCACACCGGAAGCGACGCGCAGCAGAACGTCCTTCACCGATGTGACAACCGGCTCTGCGTACGTCCGAGTCACCTCTACGAGGGGACGCAGCGTGAGAACATGCGGGACATGGTCGTGAGAGGCCGGCAGAGTGAGACGCGCTTCCTGTCTCGCAACGCTGGCGAGAAGAACGCGCAGGCGAAGCTGACACCTACCGAGGTGGCGGAGATTCGTCGGCTACACCGTCCTTGCTGCGGGGCCGATCGGGGGAACCGCGCCGAGTTGGCGTTGCAGTTCGGCGTGACGCCTGCCACGATCACGAGAGCCCTCAACGGGGCGCATTGGAGGAAGCGATGACCATCCCTGGAGGGTTCAAGCAGCTCGCTCCCTGGGAGCTGTTCGACGCGGTGACGCAAGCGCAGAACGACGAGGCGGAGGGCCGTGAGGCGCGTGGTCGGCGTCAGCAGATCCGTGCGCAGGCGTACGCTCAGGTCTGTGCCATGCACAAGTGTGGGGTCAACGAGATGACTCCTGCCATGCGCGCCTACGCAGACGCCATCGAGCGGAGGATGCTCGGCCAGGGCGTCACGTCAGGGAAGGGGTATGGGTTCTCCATCCCCACCGAGGGACGACGGCCGAACAGCCGTTGACGAAGTCAAGCTCTCCTCGTATGGTCATAAGGCACCGCCTCGAACGAGGCGTACCTCTATCAAGGAGAGAAGCATCATGGCAGCGAAGAAGAAGGGCGGTAAGTCCGTCCGCACTCCCGCGAAGGGCAAGAAGGCCGGCGGCCAGACCAAGAAGGCGAAGAAGTCGCGCAAGGGCGGCGGCGGCAAGAAGGGTGGCGGCAAGGGTAGCTGAGAACCCGGCCGCGACTCGTTCGTGGAGCCCTCTAGGAGGGTACGGCGCTCCCGCCGACCGAAACCACGCCAAAACCGAAACGGGGAGCGCGCAGACGACGGAGCAGAAGATGGCATTGGTGTTCTTCAGCGGTGGAATCGATTCCACTACGCTGGCATTCGACGTCGCACGACATCCCTATCGATACGGGGTGTGTGGAGACGAAGAGCTTCACCTCGTCACGATGGGCGGCGAGGCGAAGAAGAAGAAGCTCGCGAAGCTGGTCGCGGCGCTCGGGAAGGTCTCGAAGCTGCCGCTCGTCCACCATGCGTTCGAGTGTCCTCTGCCATCGGTCGACCTCAGGCCAGTCCCGAAGGGCGGAGCGCAGATCCTCCACGCGCCCCTGACGTCGAACTACCTGCCGGACAACGAGTACCTCCCGCACACGCCGGGGATGATCACGTGGCTCGCGATGATGGGCGTCGGCGTCCTCGCGCGAACGCCCGAGCACCCGTGGGGTCCGCGCAAGGGCTTCTTCGGGTTCTTCTTCGACGGGCCGGTGTGGAAGGCGTGGGACGGCGGCGAGTACGACGCGAACGACACGTCGCCGGAGTACCTGGCTACCCTCAACGAGCTCTGCTCGGACTCCGGGGACGACGTCGAGTTCCGTGCTCCCTTCTTCGACGCGCGCATGGACAAGGTGATGATCGTCCAGCTCGCGCAGGAGATCGGAGTTCCGCTTCGCGAGACCAGCTCGTGCTCGGACGGCTGGATGAAGGACTGCGGGAAGTGCGGGCAGTGCATTCGACGAGAGATCGTTTTCCGTGACCTTGGGGTGAAGCGATGAAAGATGCGGCTGTAGTGGTGCTCTCCGGTGGGCAGGACTCGACAACCTGCCTCTTCTGGGCGAAGGAGCGTTACGCCGAGGTGAAGGCGTTGACCTTCTTCTATGGCCAGCGGCATTCTTCCGAGATCGACGCGGCTGAGGAGATCGCGACTCTCGCCGGTGTCGAGTGGACGATCGCGAACCTCAACGCGCTCGGGCAGCTCTCGAAGTCGGCTCTGACTCGCCCCGAGATCGAGGTGAAGGCGGACGGAGGGCTCGGTGGTCTCCCCTCGACGTTCACGCCGGGCCGGAATCTCGTGTTCCTCACGCTCGCGGCGTCGTTCGCGATCTCGCACGGCATCCACCGCCTCGTCACCGGCGTCTGCGAGACGGACTACTCCGGCTACCCAGATTGCCGGCGCAACACGATCGACGCTCTTCAGGAGGCCATCCGCCTCGGCAACGACGCCCCCGACTTCCAGATCGTCACGCCGCTCATGAGCCTCTCGAAGAAGGACACGGTGGAGCTGGCGCGCGAGGTGAGGGACCGAGAGGTGTGCTGGCGCGCTCTCGCCCTGTCGGTGACCTGCTACAACGGGAAGCGCCCGGGATGCGGGAAGTGCCCGGCGTGCGAGCTGCGGGCGAAGGGATTCAAGGAGGCGGGCCTCGCGGACCCGGCGATGACACGATGACCGACAACATCACCAAGCTGGGAGAGACGAAGAACAGGCCCCACGGTGCGGAGGGCCTGGAGTGGTTCTCGAACCCTATTGATGACAACGTCATCGACCTGGTCTGTCCGGAGTTCACCTGCCTCTGCCCGAAGACCGGTCAGCCCGACTTCGCGACTATCCGAATCCGCTACGTTCCACGCGACCGGTGTGTCGAGTCGAAGTCGCTGAAGCTCTACATGTGGGGCTTCCGAGATCGTGGAGTCTTCCACGAAGCCGTGACGAAGACGATCCTGGACGACCTCTCGAAGCTTCTCGATCCGCGATGGATGCAGGTCCTGGGCGAGTTCGGGGTGCGCGGTGGCATCTACGAGAAGGTGCTCTGCGAGTTCGGTACGCCCACCGACAGGGGATACCGCTTCGCTCTCTGATGCAGCCACATGACTGCATCAGGTACAATCTCGGACCACTTCTCGAACGCGCAGAAGCGCGTCTGCTCGCTTACGACGCGCGAGCTGGTCGATCGCATCCTTCTCTTCATCGACGCTCTCGCGGAGATTCGGCTCTACACCTATCAGAGCCTCTTCGTCAGGCGCATCGTCGAGAGCGTCCTCGAGAACGACGGAGCAACCGTCACTGGGCTCTGGGCGCGCCAGTCAGGTAAGTCGGAGAGCGTCGCCGACGTCGTCATCGGCCTGTCGGTCATTCTACCGGCACTCGCTCACGAGTTCCCGGACGACGTTCGACTCAAGCCTTTCGCGCGTGGGTTCTGGGCTGGCGTCTACGCTCCCGTTCACGACCAGGCTCAGATCTCGTTCGGTCGTATGCGCGAGAAGGTGAACAGCGAGAACGGCCAGTCGATCCTGACTGACCCCGAGATCAACGTTCACATCATCGGCAACCGAAGCGACTCTCTGACGTTCTCGAACGGCAGCTACGTCTACTCGCGTACGGCGAGCCCTGACTCGCAGATCGAGGGTAAGACCTATCACCTGGTCATCTGCGAGGAGGCGCAGAAGCTCCTGCCTACGAAGGTAGAGAAGGAGATTCGGCCGATGTTGACCTCGACCAACGGCTCGATGGTCATGATCGGTACCGCGTGGGAGAGCCGAGGTGGCTTCCATCGCGACATCCAGAAGAACATCGACATCCATGATCGCGGAGGGCCTCGCAACCACTTCGAGTTCCCGTACGACATCGTCATCAGTGAGAAGCGGAGGGCTTACGAGACGGACGGCAACCCAGCTCACCTCGCGTACGAGAAGAGCCTGAGCGTTGCGATCTCTCGTCTCGGTGGCGAAGCAGAGGCTCGTCGGAACCCCGAGTTCCAGATGAACTACATGTGCCTCTGGCGAGAGTCTCGCGTCATCGCGGTACGCCCGGAGGTATTCGCCAGAGCGGCACTCACGCATCTGGAGAGAGCTCGTCATCGAGGTAGTGTCCAGGTCGGAGGTCTCGACATCGGGAAGATCATCGACGCAACGGTGCTCACCGTTGGCGAAGTCGATCTGTCGAACCCGATCAAGAACCCGTACTTCGGCCCCGAGGCCGACATGGACAAGCAGAACTACTACAGGAAGACCATCATCGACTGGCTCGAGATGGACGGCGCCTTCGAGGGATATACCGGCCAGTACAGGAGACTCATCGAGTACGTCATGGACACTGGGGTTCAGATCCTGTGCATCGACTGCACGAGCATCGGTGACCCGGTGTTCGAGCGAATCGAGGCCATGATCGGAGACAGCGTGATCTGCGTCCCCTATCGGTTCTCGTCGCTCTCGAAGAGCCTCCTGTACAAGTACTACCTCCAGGAGCTCCACGCGGACCGCGTGAAGTACGCGGCTGGCAGCGCGACTCAGGACTCCTCGGAATACCAGAAGTTTGTGGCGGAGCACCTCAACCTCGACAAGGTCGACAAGGGAGGCTACGCTGTCTGCCAGGCACCTGAAGGAGAGCACGACGACTACCCGGATTCGGCAGCCCTGATGTGTTGGGCGGAGAAGGTGATGGATGAGCACCTCATGCCGGATATTCAAGTCACTTCAGCATCGGACAACGGTGGCGGCGAGAGCCGGTGGAGTCGTGAGAACAACGGAGGAACGTCGATGAGCCTGACGGACATGCAGAACCAGCCCCAGCCCGGTCGCTTCGGGCGCTACTCGCGCCGCTGGTGAGCCCGATGGATCTGGAGTTCGACGGTGGGAGCGCCTCGCTCCGCACCGCCATTCGTACTGCCATCCTTCGCTACCCCTCGTGGTTCGCGCGCGGAGCTCGTCTGAGCAAGGTGATCGTGACCGATCGCCCCGACGTCCGTGACCAAGTCGCGATGTACGAGCACGGGACACGGCATCTCTACGTGAGTCCCGACGTCGGTACGCTACTTCAGAAGGCGATCGGTCATGAGCTCGCGCATGGGTGTGACGACAACTTCGGTCGTCCGCACTTCTTCACGAGTACTCCCGAATGGCAGCGCATTCACCGCGCTCAGCCGCACTTCGATATCCCGAAGTACCGAGACGAGCCTCTCGAGTACTTCGCGGACATGGTCACCAAGATCTTCCTCCTCGGGCCGGAGAGGCTGAAGACTACGAACCCGGCCGAGGTGACGTTTATCACTACGTGGGTGTTCCCCACGCTCATGAAGGAGTTCGGCAATGGCTAACCAGGCGATGACTCAGAGCTTCAAGTCGACCAAGACGGCTATCTCGAAGAAGGCCCTTCACACGCCGTTCAGCGGCGCGAACGGGATCCCGGAGATGGTCGGGCTCATCGGTCGTCGCAGCTACGACCAGCAGACGGCGGCGTCGGGGACCACGAAGCGTGTGGCGGAGCACGACGGGAAGATCCGCAAGGCGCTGATCGCCGTGACCGCTCTCCCGGCTGCCGGCGAGGACATGGTCTTCGACGTGCAGGTGAACGGCGTGTCCATCCTCTCCGCGACTCCGCAGCTCACCAACGCAGCGACCACCACGACGGGTCTCTACGACTTCCTCTCTCTCGTCGTGGCGGCCAGCTCGTCGATCAAGGTCGGCGACATCGTCTCGGTCGTGCGTACGTACACGGCTGGCGGCGGGCCTACCCCCATCGGCGCGAACGAGGTCATCCTCGAATGGGGCTGATCGCTCTGCTACGCTGAACAGAGGAGGTGACACATGAGCTTCAAGCCGATGTTCAACCCGGATGGGTCCTACCTGGGGCCCACCACGCACAACCTCTTGGAGGATCCCCGGTACCAGCCGACCCTCCGTGAGAACCTCGCTCTCGGTGTCGGGAAGGCTCACCGATCGGTGACGTACTCGCACCAGGAGTACCGCAACTACAAGCGCAGCTACCTGGGCGAAACCGGGAAGGTGTAGTCCATGAAGCCCCATACGCATCAGTACAGCTCCGAGGACGAGCAAGAGGACAACTCACACGAGTACCTCGGCGACCACGGTATGGGCGATGCCGCGATGAGGGCGATGTTCGCGAAGCAGCGTACTGCGATCAGCGGCAACTCGGCGAGGACTGGGAAGCTGGGTGGTGGTGGTCCTGGGCGCTTTCAGGCCAGGGCGAGCGAGAGTGTTCTCCACACGCCAACTCCGAAGCAGGCGAAGAGCCCGTTGACGGGGAAGGCCAGCAACCCTCTCGCTGCGCCCGACGTGAAGCACTTCACCACCACCCCTTCCGCACCCGCAAAGACCTCGACGAAGGGTGCGAAGGCTCCGACTACGAAGTCGTCGTCCGGCAAGAAGGGCAAGGGCAAGGGTCACTCGGGTCACGAAGGGCACTCGCCTCTGGACGCTCTCTCCAAGCTGGGGAAGGCGGCGACTGAGGCAGGGAAGGGAACCGCCAAGGGTGCGGTTGCCGGGACCGGTATGGAACCTGTCCAGGGCGACATGGCCAAGTCAATGAAGGGTCACAAGTACGGAAGCGAGGACGGTCGGCACGACGATCGGTGAGGCATGTACCGAATCCGCTACTACGATCAAGTGATTCACCCTGATCACTTCCGAGGGTCAGCGCTTGGGTGGCTCATCCGAGCGCTGAATTCCGTTCGGTGGTGGCTCGAGACTCGCGTGCAGCTCCTCGTCATGCGGTACCTCGCGAAGAGCGGCGACCTTCCAAGGGAGCGGCTGTTCGAGTTCCGCAAGGTGTTCGATCTCGACGTAGAGGCCGAGAGGCTGGAGATGAAGCGGACGTCTCCTCTCGTTCAGGGGCTGGAGGAGCCACCTGCTCCTCCCACAACCCGCTCGGCGCGATACCGTAGAGGCTCTCAGGTGTCCGCTCTCGCGGAGGCTCACGCGGTCGAGAACGGACAAGAACAGCCTGTTCGTCCTCGTCGACTCGACAACATGATCGCCTCCTACGGAGCTCCTGGACGAGAGAGGCAGTACGTTCACGGTCGTCGCTACATGGCGGACCCGGAAGGCGACTTCGAGCCCCTGGAGGATCTCAAGTGACGGAGCAGCTCCTTTCTCAGATCGCAAGCACCGGTGTCGTCGGCGCGCTTCTGGTGATCGCTCTCCTCGCGCTGCGCGCGAAGGACAAGGAGCTGAAGGCCGAAATGAGCGCTCGCATCGCTGACGGCGAGCGTTTCCGTGAATCCATCCTGGCCATCCAGAAGGAAGTCATGACGGCAGTCGCTTCCCTCGCAGGGATGGTCAAGTTCACCGAGCAGCGCATCGAGGAGCGAGACGAGCTGATTGAAAAGCTCTCGGAAGCCCACGCTGCCAACCCGGAAAAGCGGCTTCCTCGACCTGGATCCAACCCCAACATCTCGGTGAAGCGATGAGCGAGACCAAGACCAAGCCCCCGCGAAGGGCTAGCGGGGAGCACCCCAGTGTGCGAGGCTTTCGCGAGAAGATGGACTCGCTCGACGAAGGGGCGCTCACCGAGCTCCAGAGCATCAACGCTCGTTTGGAGGCGCTGAAGAAAAGGTCGGACCGACCTGCGGCAGATCCTCAACGAGAGGACGACAGCGAAGTGCCGGTGGATGTCGTGGAACAGCCGGAGACGGATCCGGCCAAGAAAGGGAAGTAGGTTATGGCCAATCAGTTCAACGCAAACTGCCCGGCGAAGATCCAGACACTGCTGAACTCGATCCGATCGGCTCTCAACGGCGTGGACATGGACTTCAAGGATGCCGTAGGGTGCCGCATCACTCTCACGGTGTCCCCCGACGGGCAGGTCGTCATCCTGGAGACCATGTCGGCGGATCAGGGGCAGTCGAACCGATTCGGCCCTGCCGACGCGTCGGGTCGTCTCACTCGTGTTGCTCCCAAGAGCATCCCGATCACCTCGCTCCCGTAGCGCGGTCTTTCATCGTCAGCATCTCAACCGAATAAGGAGTTCTCCTCATGGCTCTCTACGCAGACCTCTCCAACGCCACGCTCCAGAAGCTGGTTCTCGCCCTCGCGCAGTCGACCCGTCAGCCTGGTGGATCGATCCTCACGGAGTACCAGGACGGCCAGGGGAAGGACGTCTCGGCCGGCGTTCCCACCGACAAGCAGGCGACTCTCGGCAAGGCCGTCGAGTTCGATCTTCACGTGAGGATCAACCCGGACGGCGAGTCTGCCACCGCCAAGGTCGTGGCTCGGTCTCCTCGCGGCGTCTACTCGATCGAAGGCACTCTCGACCTCACCGTGCTCGCCACGAAGCTCGTGTGAGCGGCGTCTACCGAGAACCCGCGATGGAAGCCAGCTCTGTCGCCAACGAGACGAACGAGAAGGAGCGACACGTCCAGAAGGCAAGTGCCGCTCACGTCTTCGATCGTCTCATCGATGCGAACCTCCAGCTCACGAAGTCGGTGAGCAACCTCGTGCGGGTGTCGTACGTGATGGTCTTCCTTCACGCGGCCCTGCTTCTCTACATGATCTGGCGCAGGTGACGAGAGATGCCCCTTCAGTTCTTCACGAACTCCGGTAACAGCTACGGCTCGGCGATTCCTTTTCAGAGGATCGTCGAGCCGGCGCAGCTTGGGTTCTTCTTGAACCTCGAGCAGGCCGAGTTGCTCCGCATCCAGCGGTACAACGAGGGGTGGCGCTTCTACTTCGGGAAGCATTGGCTCTTCAAGCGTGAAGATGGAGAGCCGCTCGTTACCTTCAACTACTTCCGCAAGATCATCGACAAGGCCGTCGAGTTCCTCGTCTCCAAGGGCTTCGTCAACCGTGTTCCCGAGTCCCTGGAGCAGGTCACCAAGCCGTTCCTGGACGAGGTGTGGGACTACAACCAGCGCGAGCAGATCGTCTGGGACGTCGCCACGACCGGAGGCGTTACGGGTGACGTCTTCGCGCTGATCACGTTCGAAGAGCCCTCCCCGATGCAGAGGAGGGTCAACCCGTACAGTCAGGGCCAGATTCGCGTCAATCTCCTCGGGAGTGAGCAGGTCTACCCTACGTGGGATCCGCTGAACACGAACGTGCTCATCGCTGCACGTATCGAGACTGTGTACTACGCAGAGCGTGGGACTCGACAGCTCGATCGTGAAGACCGCGTGAACCACGAGGGTCGTCAGCTCTATACGAAGAGGTTCACTCAGATCATCACGCGCGAGTCGATCGTGGAGCAGTTCCACGGCGACCAGCCGGTGGTGAAGCCGAACATCCTCGGTGAGATCCCCCTGGTCCACATCAAGAACATGTCTCTGCCGAAGGAGTACTACGGGCTCCCGGATGGCATGGACATCATCGACGTCCAGCGGGAGCTCAACGAGAAGAGCACGGACATCTCGGACACGATCAACTACCACTCGGCTCCCGTTACGGTCGTCTACGGTGCGAAGGCGAAGCAGCTCAATCGAGGACCTCGTCAGATCTGGTCTGGTCTCCCCAAGGAGGCTCGAGTCGAGACGTTGAAGCTCGATGGCGACCTCATGGCTGCACGCAGCTATGTCGACTTCGTGAAGAAGATCCTTCACGAGCTGAGCGACACTCCCGAGGGAGCGCTCGGTGCGATGCAACCCATCAGCAACACGTCTGGTGTCGCCCTTCACATCCAGTACCAGCCTCTGATCGGCAAGACGAAGCGGAAGAAGGCGCAATACGAGCCCGGCTTCGAGCAGATGAACTACTTCATCCTGCGCATCGGGATGGTGAAGGGCCTCATCAACCTCCCGTTCGACCTGTGCAAGCACTGCGGTGGTCGCATCATCGAGACCGAGGAGCCTGGGAAGTTCACGCGCGTCTGGAACCCGGTGGAGCAGAAGTACGATCGGGTGCCTCTGCGGAAGAAGCGCTGCTTCCACATCGACAAGCAAACGCTCGACTTCACCGACCCCTACGAGATGCGGGTGAAGTACTGGAGGCAGTACGGGTTCGGGTCCGAGCTTCGCGAGATGGAGTTCGGCAAGGTCGTCAACGAGATCGCGAACCAGCAGAGGTCGTTCTGGGACTACTCCGTCGTCCAAGAGCAGATGATGGAGAAGTGGCGCGCGCAACAGGCTCAGGCGATCCAGACTGCGCATACCGTCACGGCAGAGAACAACACGCCTCCCGCGCCGGAACCTATTCCGGAAGGGATGACGCCGGCTCCGGAACAGCCGCACACACCTCCGACAGCTCCCGCGCTCATCCCGCAGGTGACCGCTCCTCCTCCCAAGATCGAGCCTCCTCCGATGCTTCAGATCATGCCGATGCCCGTCGGCGAGATCGAAGTTCCGGAGGAGCCTGTTCGGATCACGGTCGCTCAGCAGTGGCTGCACCCCGACACCGGTGCTCTCCTGGAGGTCGAGGAGAGGGAGATGTTCCTCGTCCCCACCGACTGCAAGAGGCCGTCGTACCTCAATCCGTTCGACAACACGGTCGAGTTTCTCGACGTGCTTCCGAAGGACGAGGCGCTACAGAGCCAGCTCTACCTGGGGTACCAACAAGCTGGGTGGGTCGACGAGGAGTGGTGTCAGGAGCACATCCCGGAGATCGCAAAGGACGCCTACGAGCTCCGTCGCCGCATGAAGAAGATGAAGGCGCTCGAGCAGCGCATGCAGCCTCTCCAGATGCAGGAGACGCAAGGTACGAAAGCCACGGTCTACGGCGGTGAGCTTGCTCCCAAAGGTGAGCAGCTCAACTCCGTCCCTGGTCAGGGCGGTAACCCTGTCGACGTGAACAACCAGCTCGGAGGTCAGTGATGGCAGCGTGGGTGGTCCCGACTAGTGCCCCGGTTCCGCAATGGAGTGACTGCTTGGGCGTCGTCCGAGGAACGCCGATCGCAGTGGATGCGTCGGATCCCAACACATCGGCTCCGGACTCCACTCGGGTATTCTTCACTCCCAAGATCAAGCAGATGATCGCTGGCCTGGTCGCAGACCTCGCCTGTCAGGTCGAGGTCTGGGTCTACCTCAAGTCGATGGCCAAGTGGGTGAAGGTCCTGGCTGCCACTTCGCTCACGGCGAATGTCGTCTCGTTCTTCGGTAACGGACTGGCCAGCGCTGCGCTTCCCGACAACGTTCCCTGCTTCATTCGCGTGGTCGCGAACGCAGGCAGCGCTACGTACATCGGTATGATTGCCCGCTGAGCGGGCAGGAAGGGTTCATCATGTTCAATTCGTTCGTCCGCCGACTCCTTGCTGCTGGCGTCTCCCCTACTCGCATCGAGCGGGCTATCCGCGAGATGAAGTGGGACGGCTTCGACCAGGCCACCATCGACGAGAAGATCCAGGCCATGGCGGATCACCTCAAGGAGGAAGAGAAGCTCGAGGAGGACGAGCCTCCGCCTCCGATCGCTCCGACCAAGGAGACCGCTCCGACCGAGGAGACCGCTCCGACCGAAGAGGGAGGGTGATGGCTTCTCGAAAAAAGAAGGCGCCTTCGAACCCGTGGGCCGCTCACGGGTTCAAGGGGGACAAGACACCTTTCCCAGGTGCTGGCCCTCCCATCCACACTCGAGATGACGGCAAGTATCACCCGCACAACCGAAAGAAGAAGGGAACCTGACCATGCATTACCGAAACGGACGTGAAGCGAAGAACGGCGACCGCATCGTGCGGCTCTCGTACGAGGGCAAGATCCTCGACGCGGGCGTGCTCTGCGACGCGGTCGCGGGCAACGACTACTGCAACGGGAGCGTTGCGTTCGTCCAGAACAGCAACGGCGCATGCCTGGTCGACTGTCTCCACGCTGACGACGTTGCCGCGCTGATCGCCGCGGCGGGGTTCGGCAAAAGGCCCGAGGGGAAGTGAAGTGCGCGAGCGCCACCCCACTCACGGCTACGACCACTCCTATGGGGAGTCGAAGAACGCCTTCAAGTTCTCCGTCTCTTCTGAAGCCACGAAGTCCGAAGGGAAACCGAAGGGTGCCAGCGGCGGGGGAATCAAGGCTGCTGGGCCCAAGGGAAGGAAAAGTGGCGCAGCCTCAGGAACCGGTCAGACTGGATCTACACCCACTCAGGCAGGACACTGAAGATGTTTATCCCGAACGGGTTTTTGCCGAGCAGCGCTAACCGTCGTCGTGAGTACGACGAGGAGGGTCGGCTGCGCGAGACACGAATCGGTCCGGGACCGCACACGGATGGCGATGGAGGCATCGCAGAGTCGAACAGCCTCTTCGCCACCGATGCGGAGATGTTCGGTGCCATCTCGCCCTTTCTGAAGCGCAATCGCATTCGCGACGTGCGCCGACGGAACTACACCATCCAGCCTGGCGGCGCGTGCATCTACTTCGAGGGTGAGCGCTCTCTTCCCGATCCCTATGCGCGGGTCGACATGCCCTCGGAGCAGGAGTCGTTCGGGCACAACACGCAACCCGGAGGCTGGTCTCAGAGTCCCGACCAGGGACGAGCCTTCACCGTCCAGCGTGCATCGGGTAAGTGACTGTGGTATCCCCTGCGGCATGCGTATTCAACTCGTCCAGTGGGCCTTGGGTATGATGACCTCGCTTCAGCCTGTCGCGGTGACCCCGTGGGCTGACACCTACGTGTCGAGCGCTGAGGCTATGGTCGACGTCGCGGAAGAGGCTCCTCTCTTCAAGGGAGAGGACGGCGTACGTAAGACCATCGTTCTCCTCATCTCCCTTGGCTGGTTCGAGGGGCGCTTCAATCAGAAGGCGATCGGCGACAAGGGACAGAGCGTCTGCATGTTCCAGCTCGGCGTGGCGAATCTGAAGTCGCTCGGCACGTCCCGTGAAGAGGTCCTTTCGGACTTCTCCGTGTGCGCCCGGTCTGCCCTGAAGGCCGTGCGGATCTCGTTCAACGTCTGTCGCGGTCGAGACGAGCTCGACCTGCTGGGGCACTACGCGTCGGGGAGTGCGCGGTGCGATGCTGGCCTGAGGGAGTCAAGGCACCGCATGCAGAAGGCGAAGTGGCTCTTCGGGAAGTTCCCGTTCAAGATGGAGGACGACAATGGCTGACGAAGACAAGTCGGGTCACGACAACTCTCACGAGTACAAGGGCCATGGGGTCCGTGGGCCAAAGATCACTACGGGGTGGGATGACAAGAGGCCCACGAAGTATCAGGTCAAGGACAAGACCATGGGGTCTGGCAACCACTCTCAACCGAAGGCTCGAACGAAGAAGGAGTCCGGCTGGGGCCGTTGGAAGGCGGAGAAGGGGAAGCACGGAGCCACTGGAGAAAGTGGCTTCGGCATGTCGCACGGCGAGGGCGAAGACGGCCGTCACGACGATCGATGAGCAAGAAGTTCCCTGCCCACGAAGGGAAGCGCGTTACCCTCGGGTACTCGACTTCCCAACGCGACATCGAGACGCCCGTGACCTACTCGGCACCCGGCTACCCTCTCGATGGTGTCGAGGAGTATGGCGTCGGTGCTGAGTCGATCAACATCAGCCACTCTCCGATGGGCAGGGAGACTCGACTCTCGACCCCTCAGCAGACGCACGACGGAATCAAGCAGACTGGAAGCGACTACGACTGGGACTCTGTCGGCTTCCGTTTTCGCTCGCGACATGATGGAGTGTAGAGACACAAGGAGCCAGAGATGAAGGGAATCATCGGAGCCGAGCGCGCGAGCACGTACACTCAGTCGTCGTACGAGAGCGGGGACCAGGGAGGCTCTGCCGGAGGGTATGGCCTTCACGGCATGAAGGGTCAGCGCAAGATGGGCGCAGAGGAGTTCGAGAAGAGCCAGATGCCCAGCCTCGCCTACGGCGGCGTCCCGATCGCGTTCGAAGGGGGACACCGCGGCGGCGCCGTCAGCGAGCCCGAGACGCTACCTTCGCAGGCGGTCTTCGCGAAAAAGACCGGCTACGATGAGCACCGAACTCACGGCGCTGCCAGCGAAGGTACGATCCATGGTCTGCCCGGCGTGGAAGGGATCAAGCCTCCCACCACGCCTCCAGGTGATCACGGAATGCGCAGCTCCAACTACTCCTCTCCCGACTCGGACGACGAAGAGAGCGAGGGCAACGACGGCTACGGGTGTCCTCACGGGTGCGGGGCGAAGATGCGATCTTCCCACGGACTCGCGCGACATGTCTCGGCCAAGCACGGTGGGTTCCGAGGCCTCGGACACTCCCTTGTCGGCAAGCACGGCTCGTCGTACGCTCCGTCTCATCGCGACACGGGGCCGGCAGGCGAGTCGTCAGGCGGCGAGATGCGGGGCGAAACCGAGGGTCCCAGGGGAATGAAGGCCATCGCCCGTGAGTGGGAATCCGCCAAGGAAAAGGCCAAGAACTCCTCTGAGGACGTGTCGTCCACCTATGGGGGTGGCGATGGTGGTGGATCGTATGGCAAGATGAAGAACCTCACCAGTGGCCGGTGATTCCGGCACCAACAAGGAGACGATCATGGGCGTGAACATCGGCCAGAGCACCAACAAGTTCGAGGGGTCCCCCGCTGGAGGCGACTACCAGAGCTACGGCGTGGGCAACAACGACGCGGCGTACCGCGAGGCGACGCGCAAGGGCAAGTACCCGAGCGACAACACGGGCCCCTCGCGTTCGCAGGGTGAGGTTCCCGGCGCCGGGAGCGTCTACTCGGCGGTGCTCAACGAGCGTCCGAACCTCTCGAACCCGCGCAACCGTGGGCCGGAGCGCGCTCCGTCGCGCAGCGCGGCGACGCCCATCCCGATCCAGACGATGGGCTCGCGAGCGACGGGCCGCATCACCGGCTCGGACACCTGAACGAAGAACCGCCTCATCGGTAGAAGGAGAAGGAGCACATGAAGGTTGCAAAGCTGGACGCGAACGGAAACGTGGTCCTCGGACAGGACGGCAAGCCCGTCATGATCGAGGTCCCGGATGCGGTGGAACATGGAGCTCAGCTCCTGACTGCCGATGAGGCGGAGAAGCGTGCGCAGGAGGCTCGGAAGAAGGAGTACGACGCGAAGAAGGCTACCGAGAGGATGCTCGCCGACGAGAAGAAGGCGCGCGAAGAGCTCGAGGCCAAGCTCGTCGCCAAGGAGAAGGCGGAGAAGGAGGCGAAGCTCCAGCAGCTCCCTCCGGATCAGCAGGTCCAGGCGCGCATGACCGAGATGGAGCATCAGCTCGCTCAGTCGCGCGCGCAGATCGTCGAGGTCCAGCGTCAGTCGGCGGAGCACGTGCGCAGGGTGGGCTTGGTCGCCTACCGCGAGCGTGCTCTCCGCGACGTCCCCGAGGAGGTGCACAACCTCGTGTTCGGTGACAGCGAGGAGGACATCGATCGGGCTGTCGACAACGCCCGCAGGACCTACGCCGAGCTCGAGGCCAAGCTCGCTCAGCGGTTCGCGGGTGCCACCCAGCAGAACGGTGCGGCTCTCCAGTCTCAGCACGCTCCGCACGCTCCCCAGTTCACGCAGCAAGGGTTTCCGCAGCATCCCGGTGCGGCGCAGCCCCAGTTCGTGCAGCCGGCAGCGCCTCCGAGCCCCTACTACGTCCCGCCGGTGCCTCCCCAGTACGCGCAGGCGCCCGGCATGTTCCCCACTCCGACGAACCCTCTCCAGACTCCGGATCCGACCCAGCAGGGAGAGATGAACCTCTCCGAGCTGACGTCGGAGCAGGCGGTGCGGTCGGGTCGCTACGGTGGCGAGATGCGAGATCGCATCCATGGCGCGCTCAAGGGCCAGATGCGCTATCCTGGCGCGCTCGGCTCTCAGCCTCGTCACTGGGGCGGTCAGCCGATGGCGAATCACGTCCCTCAACCGAACGGCGTGATGCAGCCGCAGGGGTTCCCCACGGGTCCCGCCCAGCAGCCTCAGATGTACGCCCAGCCGCAGCCCCAACCGCAGTACGCCCCGCAGCCCCAGCTCGCCCCCATGCCCGTTCCCCAAGCGCCCGTTCCCCAGGCAGCGCCTCCGCAGAATGCGGGACGCGCAGCTGCCATGGAGGCGGTCGCGAGGACGCACATGGGCGGCAACGCGGTCATGGGCGACAACGTCGGCGCCCAGGAGGCTCTCACGCAAGCGCACCAGTTCGCCCAGCAGCGCGGCATCCAGTCCCCGCAGCAAGCGTTCGGTCAGCGCTTCGCTCCGTCGCCTCCGATCGTCCCCGGATCACACTGAACGCCCAGGGTGGGCGGCTAGTCACGAACACCCCAACGAATCGAAACGAAAAAGAGGAGTTATCTCATGCCGTCCGTACTCAATACTGCCGTCCAGAACGGCCCCGGGTTCTCGCAGCAGGTCGACTCGATCCGTGACGTGTTCTCGGCCGAGATCTGGTTCGCTGCTCTGCCCATCCTGAAGTTCGACCAGTTCTCGACGAAGCGCACCGAGCTCGGCGTCCAGCCGGGTCGCACCATCCAGGTCCCCCGCTACGGAAACATCAAGCGCGGCGGTCGGCTCCAGGAAGGCGTGCGCCTCCAGACTCGCGGTATGTCCATGTCGCTCCAGTCGATCACCGTCTACGAGCAGGGCAACGCGATCGGCTTCAGCGAGTACCTGCTCCAGACGTCGTTCTACGATCAGCTCGCGGCGGCGTCTCTCCTCCTCGGCCGCGACATGGCGCTCGTCCTGGACGGACAGCTCCGCGACACCGCGCTGCTCGGCACGAACGTCCTCTTCGCGGGCGGCAAGGCTGCTCGTACCGCCCTCACGGCGGCGGACAAGTTCGACACGCAGCTGGTGAAGGACGGCGTCGAGGCGCTGGAGACGAAGAACGCTCCGAAGTGGGCGGGTGACCACTACATCTGCTTCCTGCACCCGCACCAGGGCCGCGGGATGCGCGATGACAACGACTGGATCAACGCGTCGCTCTACGCGGGCAGCACGCAGATCTACACGGGCGAGATCGGCCGGTACGAGGACGTCCGGTTCATCACCACCACGGTGATGCCGAACGGCGCGAACAGCACCATCGACCCGGACACCGGCGACTACGTCGACGTCGGCTACAACTCGAACCTCGCGAACGGCACCGCCGGCAACCAGACGACCGTCTACCAGTCGGTGATGTTCGGCGAGTACAGCTTCGGCCACGCCACGGCTCTCCCCGTCGAGCTCCGCGACAACGGCGTCGAGGACTTCGGCCGTGAGCACGGTCTCGCGTGGTACTCGATCTGGGGCTCGAACGTCCTGGAGAACCCGAACCTCGTCGTCCTCGAGTCGGCCTGAACGTCTTCAACTCTCACCAAGGAAGCTAGATCATGGCGAACGTCAACGCTCAAGCGTCTCTCCTCCCGGAGGGCGTCAACCGGGGCAACCGGTTCATCGCTCGGTCCGTCGTCGGCACTGCGCTGGCGAACACGGACACCTTCTCGGTCACCGTCCCGGATGGCGTGCCGAAGGACGCGCTGCCTGTCGGGCGGCCGAACGTGTACACCCTCTCGGGTGACGTGTACACGCTCGATCCCGACATCGCGGTCGTCACCACCCACGACCGTGTTCTCGGCAAGACCGTCTACACGGCTGCCGGTGCCGTCGCGGCGGGCGCGATCCTCCTCCAGGAGTTCATCGGCGTCGGCTGAGACTGATCAACAAGAGCAGAAGTAAGAGCAGAGGAGAAGGACGTCATGTCGGACAACAAGAAGAATGGCGAGAAGGCAGTCGTGAGCAGCGGTATCGTCGAGGACGATCCGCACGCGAAGGCGGGTCATCGGGGGTTTCAGTCGAAGGAGGCCATGCAAGCGGCAACGCAGCCCGTGGTCTCCGACGAGGAGCCCCCGGAGATCCCGCCTCTCGCGGAATGCGCTGATCTCCAGGAGGAGCGCAGGCCTCCTGCTCAGCGCATGAACGAGGACCCCATGCGTCTCGTGAGGGTCCGCAGCCGAGAGTACGTCCCTCCGTTCCGCTACGGGCCGAAGATGTACACGCTCCCGGCCGGCAAGGACGTCCTTCTCCCGCTCGCGGTGAAGCGCCACCTGGAAGAGAAGAACCTGCTGTAGGCAGGACAGGTCGCGCGTCGAGTTCTCCAGCCCTCGCCTTCAAGGGAGGGCGTTTCCGTCAACGCGGTGACCTACCATGCCTATCGACACATCGTACATCGCAGAATTCCGCCGTCGCATCCAGGACGTCCGGCACTCTCGTCGAGCCCTGAGTGTCGGTGTCACGGACGACGGCGTGGTGCGGTGTATCGCGGAGCTCTCGCGGGGACGGCTCTACATCCAACCCCAGGGTGGCAGTGCTCCGGCGCTGGACTTCGATCTCAGCTCGTCCCGGTACGACACGGTTGGAGCCCTCTACCAGGCGATCTCCAGGGCGACGGGCTACCGCGCGAACCTCGATGAGGACGCGGATCAGGATCACCTGTCCCTCGACCTCCAGCCGTTCGGTCCTCTCGACATCAAGGGGACCGGGCTCGAGCTGGTGCACCACACGTTCAGCGACTCCGAGCTGATCGATCTCATCACGCGCGCGATTCAACGCCACAACCCTACGGCGACGATGGACACCCTGCCTCCGCAGGAGATGACCTTCGTCTGGCCCCTCGCTCACGCAGAAGTGTGCAAGGTGCAGGCGTACGACGCGTCCAAGCGTCGCGGCTTGGACAAGGACGTCCAGACGCTGCTCTCGCTCGCGGAGACGTTCGAGGCCCAGTACCGCGATGATCGGGAGCGCAACGCTCGCGCGATTCAGTCGCCCAAGGAGGCGAATGGCAACGTCACCGACGAGGGTGACGTCATGCTCGGCTCGCTCTCGCGCGTGTCTCTTCGCACCGGGTTCCAGAGCCCCATCGCGAAGTCGCTTCCTCCGGACGCTGCTGTCCTCCTGGAGCCCAGCGATCGCGACATCGAGGACGACAACGTCCGCGTCCAGTGGCAGAGGAACAAGAACGTCGAGTTCTACTCTTACGAGCTCTGGATGGACAGCACTCCGGACGTCGTGCGAGAGCGCGAGGGCGGGCTCGTCTATGCCGGTCAACCGGTGGCGTACCAGACGACCGAGGACTCGCGACGCAACGGAGCGCAGCGGCAGACATCGTCGATCATGGTCTTTCGCTCGTTCGGAGCGAACAGCAACTCGGCTCGCTCGACGTTCTCTACCTTCGTCGAAGAGATGGGTCAGCTCATTCGTGCCTTCGCGGTGGGCGAGCTGGAGAGCGACACGACGTACTACTTCCGGCTCTACGTGATCGGGATCAACTTCCAGTCGGTGTCCTCTCAGGTCATCGCAGCCAAGACCAAGCCGCTGCGTGCGCGCTTCAAGGCGAACGACTTCATCGACAAGAAGAGCGGGCCGGCAGGTACGGTGTGCTCGGTGACTCTGGACCCGACCAAGGGTGCGTTCACCGCTCAGCACAAGCTCCGCATCGGGGAGAAGACGGTAGTGCCTACTATCGTAGACCCGTACCACCTCACGTTCGTGGTTCCGAGCTTCCAGAACACGAATCGCCCCAAGGAGCTCGTGATCACCTCACCCACGGGGCTGGTCGACGTGCGGTCTCAATGCTTCCAGGTGACGACGTGAATCCGGTCTTCACTGTCACGAAGGAGTCGGAGCAGTTCATCGTCGCGCTCGTCAAGAGCTCGGCGGCGTATCGGCCCGTCGTCGATCGTGCAGTGAAGAAGATCGCGGAGAAGTGTGCGGAGGACGTGAAGCGCACGATCCTCAGCCAGGTGTTCCCGAATGCTCGCCTGACGGACGCCTGGCTCGCGAGGAAGGCTCGGGAGGGGATGGACCCTCGTACCCTCATCGCGACGAGGAAGTACGTCGACAGCATCAAGGCTGCTAGAGTCGAGCAGGGGGTCTGGGGTGTCACGTGTTCGGACAACGAGCTCCGGCTACGGCTGGAGTACGGGACGCGTCGAGGGTCTCCTCCTCGACCTCACTGGGGGCCTGTACTCGACTCGTTCAGCCGGAACTTCTACGACATCTTCGCGAAGGAAGTGATCGCTGAGCTCTTCCCGGGAGGCCGGTGATGTTCCCGCTCGAGGTCGACTGGGCGATCTACAAGCGGCTCGTCGGGTTTCCACTCGACTCGTCTGGCCGCCCTCGGCTCGATCCTGCGACAGGACTGCCGGTGAACCGAGAAGTCATCGGGCCTCCGGACCTCAATCCGTACGAGAGGATCTATGATGAGGCCACGGGGGAGTTCACCACGGTGTACCCTCGGCTCCCGTCGTACGGCGTTCGCATTCCCCTCGTGAAGGGGCCTCGAGCACCGCAAGGGATCACTACGTTCAACCCTGACGGTCTCCCTCTGTTCGACAAGCTCGAGCGGAATGCGTTCAAGCAAGTCCCTGTCTTCGATCAGAACATCACAGGTCGGAAGATCGAAGACATCTGGCCGTGTGTCACGTTTCGATGGAGCGGGCTGGACTTCGATCCCCGCGTCTTCGTCTACCACGATCCGTTCGGAGCTCCAGACACCAGCTCTCCCCCTTACAGCGTGCTGAACCGAGATGGGGCAGTGGTTCAGTCCGGCTTCGAGAAGAACATCGTCCGGCCTCACCCTGAGTCGTGGCCGATGACGTACGTGATCACGGCATTCGCCAAGTCGGAGATCGAGCTTGGCTTGATCTGCTCCCAGATTGTCCGACTCTTCCCAGGCCGAGGGGCTCTCAACGTCGAGTTTGCCGATGGCACGGTGCACCCGTGTGATATGCTGCTACAGCGTACGGAGACTCTTGATGAGGGCGGAGACCAGGTGCTGATGACTCGCGGAGGCGAAGAGCAGAGAGGTTTTGTTCGAGCCTTCGTCTACACCGTCGAAGCCTACACGGACAACACGGTCAACGCGTATGGCAGCGATGACATCCGTAAGGTCACCGCAATCAAAGAACGAATCCTTGAGCTCGACAGCGTCATGGGCGGACTGGCGACCAAGGAGAGCGAGCAGGATCTGAACCAGGGCGAGAAGCCCGTCACTGTCTGAAGGAGATCATCATGGTGGACTTCCTCTCTCCCGGAACGAAGGTCGTGCAGCGCCGCAAGGGGCCTGTCGTCCTTCCTGGCATCGCAACCGCGATCGGCGGATTCCTCGTGTTCACGGAGAAGGGGAAGGTCGGCGAGCCCGTGCTCGTGACGGGTCCCGACGATGCTGCGGAGGTCTTCGGTGGGCGCATCACCAACCCCGGCAACGGGCGTATGACGGACTCTCTCGCCGACTTCTTCGGCCAGGGCGGATCGAGCTGCCACGTCATGCGCTACATCGGCGCCGGCTACGCCTCCGCTGCGCGCAACGTGAACACGACCGGAGGCGCGACGGCGGGCAAGCTCACCAGCTCTCCTGGGTCTTTCCCCGTGCAGCTGGTCGACGGCGAGACGTTCATCGGTTCGGTCGATGGCGTCGCCCAGGGCACCCTCACGATCGTCGGTAAGGCGGCGACTGCGACTGGCGCTGCCGCTACCTACGCTGCGGTCACGAACGGCCTCACCCTCACGATCCAGGTCAACGGCATCCCCGGAAACCAGGTCATCACGTTCGATGGTACCGAGGCCTCGCAGAACGCGTTCCTCAACCAGCTCAACGCCCAGACGCGCGGCGGGTCCTGGTCGAACGCGGCGGGGCAGGTGAAGTTCACGACGGACAAGAAGGGCATCGCCGCTGGTGGTCAGATCGTTGCCGGTGCGGCTGCGGTTCTGACGTCTCTCGGCCTCGCCGTTGGTGCGTTCGCCCACACTGCGGGGTCGACGGTGCAGGACCTCGATGCGGTGACTGCTACCGAGTTCGCGACCCTCGCGACAGCTCAGTTCACCGGCTCCGGAGGGAAGACCTCGACGACCACGGCGAACACGACCACGAACCAGGTCACCTGGGCTTCGGGCTCGCTCGGCGGTACGAGCTCCGTCCAGTTCACCGGCGGTACGGGTGTGGCGAAGATCGCCGGCTTCGACACCCTCTCTCACGCAGGTTCGAACGCCGCGACGCTGCCGACTGCTACCTTCGCTGCCTCGAGCCCCGGTACGTGGGCGAACCTCGTCGGCGTCAAGTGCGTGAAGAACGACGTCACCGTCACGAAGGTGGCGGCCACCTCGGCAGGTGCGACGACGACGCTCGTGGTCTCGAGCTCTGCGCGACTCGCGAAGGGCGACCAGATCTCGATCACGAAGGGTCTCGACGTCCAGCGCGCCGTCATCTCGCTCATCAACGGTACCAAGCTGACTCTCGCCTCCAGCATCACCGTGCCGGTGGGAGGGTACGACGGGTCGGAGAGCGTGGTGCTCGAGACCTTCGACGTGACCTGCTACAGCAGCGACGGATCGGTGATCTTCCCGAGCCCGTTCCGCAACCTGCGCATGTCGTCGCTGGCCGGGTCGACGTACTTCGTCAACGTCATCAACAGCGCGTCCCGGGCGCCCATCGTGGCGACCGACCTGCTCGCAGCGGGCAGCGATCCTCGTCCTTCGACGGACAGCGCAGCCGTGCTGATGACGGGAGGTCTCGACGGCTCCGCTCCTACTGCCAACGACGTCATCGCCCAGATCACCAACTGGAACAAGGCTCAGGACGTCAACTTCATCAGCATCCCGGGCGTCGCCACGGACTTCACCGGTGCGGACGGTGTGGCGATCCTGAAGGCACAGGAGGCCTACGCTGAGCTGAGGGCGGACATCCAGGTCATCGTGGACCTGCCGAAGGGTACTCCCGCGACGGGATCGGGCGGGGTGAAGGACTACGTGCAGAACACCGCGAACCTCGCGAGCTCGTACGAGGCGGTCTACTGGCCGTGGCCCATGCGACTCGACCAGGTCAGCAACGTCGTGACGGCGTTCCCTCCGAGCCCGTTCATCCAGGGCATCATCGCTCGTACGCACGCGACTCGGAACTTCGGCAAGGCGCCCGCCGGCATCATCGACGGGCAGGTCCTCAACATCAACGACCTGGAGACGAAGATCGCGGAGAACTCTGCCGAGTACGACGACTTCTACCCGGCCGGCGTGAACGCGATCCTCAAGTTCGCTGGGCAGGGCTTCGCCGTGTGGGGCTCCCGCACGCTGGACCCCACGGGCGAGTTCGGGCAGTTCAACGTCCAGACCGTCTTCAACATCAACAAGCGGATCGCTCGGCAGAAGACGCGCTTCGTCAACTTCGAGAACAACGATCCCGCTACGCGCGCATCTGTCGACCGGGTGCTCACAGCGACTTTCCGCGAGCAGCGCCTCGCTGGGATCCTCTCCGGCACGAAGGACGACGAGGCGTTCTACATCATCTGCGACGAGAGCAACAACACTCCTCTGGTTCGCCAGAAGGGGAAGCTCGTGTGCAGGGTCGGACTCGCGGTCAATCGACCTGCCGAGTTCTTGGAGTTCACCTTCGAGCAGGACACGCGTGCGGTCGACGCCGCTCTCGCTGCTCTCTGAACACGGAAGGGAGTAAGCAATGGCACGCGCATCGATCGAGGATCCGCTCAAGGTCTTTCGTTTCCGCATCGTCGTGGACGGGTTCGTCCGCGCGGGCTTCACCGAGTGCTCGGGCTTCGAGCGCGACACCGAGGAGGCGAAGTACCGCGAGGGTGCCTTCAACGAGACTCACCAGAAGAGCGCTGGGCTGTCCAACTTCGGCGACATCACCCTGAAGCGAGGCCAGATCGTCGGCTCGGTGAGGGGTGGCGACGACGACTTCATCACGTGGTGCGACCAGGTCTTCCAGGTGTCCTCGGCAGGCAACGCCGCGAACTACCGCAAGGACCTCGACATCGAGCAGTACAGCGCCGCCAACATCCGCGTGCGGGTCTGGCGCGTGTACGAGTGCTGGCCGAAGAAGAACAAGCCCTTCGGCGACCTCAAGGCCGACTCGTCCGAGAACTCGATCGAGGAGATCACGCTCGTCAACGAAGGCTGGGAGCGGGTCCTCTGAGGTAGACTCCCAGGGCCCCCGTCGTCTTGCACGGCGGGGGCTCCTGCGCGTCTTTGCCCCCAGAAGGGGTGAGAGGGCGGGTCCGGTCTCGGCGATTCCTGAGGCCTCCTGAGGCCCGTCCGTGCTATTACAGTGGCAACGGAAGGAGAACATGATGAGCACGGCGATTCTGCGACTGCCGAACGGCATCCGAGACACGAAGGGCAACTGGACGAAAGAGGTCGAGATCGACGAGATGGAAGGCGAGGAGGAGGACATCCTCACCGACCAGGCTCGCGAGGAGGGCGGAACTGGCTTGTTCAAGGTCAGCGGCCCGTCCCGGATCACTTCGATCCTCTCGCGGTGTACGACGCGCATCGGGGAGGACACACGGCCTGCGGGTCAGGACCGGTATCGCCTACCGGATTACTTCCGCACTGCCTGGGACAACGCCTTCTCCACGGATCGCGTCTTCGCCATGGTGCGGCTCCGCCAGCTCTCCCTCGGTCCGATCTACCGATTCGACCAGAACTGCCCGTCCTGCAAGCGGGAGATCAAGAACATCGTCATCGACCTCGCTCGGCTCTCCGTGAGCGAGAAGAAGCTCGAGGACGTGATGGAGCTCCAGCGCAAGATGCAGCTCCCTCGTTCGAAGGACGTCCTCGTGTGGAGGTTCCTCCAGGGCAAGGACGAGGACATGATCGACACGATCATGAAGGAGCACAAGAGCGACTTCATCTCGGTCATGCTCTACCGTCGCATCCTCGGCGTGTACCCGTGGGACGAGGCTACGTCGTCGAACAGCTCCATCAACCCGGAGTCTCCGATCCCTGGAGGCCTGTCCTACGTCAAGCGCATGAAGTCGATGGATCGGCGCTTCATGGCTACGTCGTTCGACTCGGCCGAGGGCGGCGTCGATACGGACATCACGATCGTCTGCGACAACAGCGAGTGCCGGCACGAGTTCTCGACGAAGCTCCAGGTCATGGGTGGAAGTTTTTTCTTCCCTTCGGCAACCCTGTCGCCCGCCTCCTCGACGAGTGCAGCGCTGCCGAGTGCTGGGGATGGAGCCCAGAAACCTTCGCTCGAATCCCCCTCAGCAAGCGTCGACGGATGATGCGGTGGCTTGGTCGATATCACGCCAAGCTACGGACTCGCGCCGCGTCGAGAACGGCGTCGCCGAGCGATGGAATCGAGTGGGAGCTCGAGGACTTCGAGCACATCTGGGAGCAGCCGCTACGATAACCTGATAGGAGACCTGCAATGCTCGGTGGAGCGTCCGGCGCCAAGTTCGTAGTCAACTTCTCCATCGAGGGCTCAGGCGAGTCTGACCTGAAGCGCATCTCGGGGCTCTTCAAGGGGATCCAGCAACAGGCGGGGTCCTCGAACGGGAAGGGTGTCGCCGCAGGTCTCGGCGATGCCTCAGGTCACGCGGAAGCCCTCCATGGATCTCTCGGCAAGGCCAAGGGACACATGGAGGGCTTCGGCGCGACTGCGATGGTGGGGATGGAGGCGATGGAGAAGATCGGTGAGGCCGGCGTCGCGCTCGTCGAAGCTGGAGCCGGAATCTTGGAGATGTGGGGGAAGGCCTTTGAGGTCCTCATCCACAAGGGCCAGGAGTTCGAGTCGCTCATCCTGCGCATCCAAGGCTCGGGGAAGACGCGAGGCGAGGCGATCCACATGATGGATCAGGCCTTGGAGATCACGAAGATGCTGCCGCTCACGGAGATGGACGCGGCGCGCATCGCTCAGACCTTCAGCACTATCCACATCGACGCAACGAAGCGTCTCGGTGAGTCCTACGAGGAGCTGAACAAGAAGGGCAAGACGATGAAGGGCCTCGACGAGATCATCGGCGTCGAGAAGATGAAGAAGGAGGGACCGAAGGCCGTTACCGTTGTCGCCGACATGCTCGCCGCGATGGGTCACCTCGGTACGGGATACCAGACCCAGGCCATCCACGAGATGATGGTCACCCTCGAGACCGGCAAGATCATGTCGAAGCTCACCTTCGCAGGTCTCGGCGGAGACCTGGAGAAGTTCCGACACAAGCTCGCTGCCGCTAGGGATCCCGCTGCTCGCCTCATTGCAATGCAGGAGATTCTCTCGAAGCGTGGCGCACTCGGTCTCTCTCAAGCCGCGATGACCACATGGGGCGGCGTGATGTCGAACTTCAAGGGCATCATCGACCAGTTCGCATACCAGATCCTCCAGCCCGGCAAGGCGGGCGGTCTGCTCTCCCAACTCACGAAGGGCATGTCGGATCTCTACGACACCATCAAGGAGTTCTTCGACGAGACGAACCCGAAGGGGCAGGAGTTCCTGCACACCCTTCGCGCGACGTTCTCGATGGTGGGCGGCTGGATGATGAGGGTCGTCAAGGAGTTCGGCGTCGTCCTCAAGCAGGTCATGTCTTTCTTCGGACAGCATCCGATGATCGCCAGGTTCGCTGCCGGGTTGTCGGTTCTGGCGGGTGTCGCGCTCATCGCAGGGGGAGCCTTCATCACGCTCTCGGCGCTTCTCGGGGGTGTCGCCATCGCGCTCGCTGCTCTTCCCGAGATCCTGCTCGCCCCTCTGGCTCTTCTCGGACTCTTCCCTCCTCTCCTCGCTGCGATGACCGTCGGGGTAGCCGTCGTGTCGGCTGCGTGGGTCGCCTGGGATAAGGACCTGGGAGGGATCAAGACGACTATCCTGGACGTGAAGCTCGTCATCGAGGGAGTAATGGAGGCCTTCGAAGACTGGCACGGAGGGATGGCGTCGATCTCGGAAGAGACCGCTGCCAAGCTCGAGCGCCGTGGGTTGATGGGCGTGTTCCTCAAGCTCATCAACTTCGCCCGCCAGGCTCAGATGTTCTGGGAAGGGATGACCGACGGGTTTGGACGCCGCTGGGACGGGATCCTGCCCAAGTTCAGTCGAGCGTGGGACACCCTGGGTACGGCGCTTGGCCGCATCATGGATGCCGTGAAGAGCATTCTCGGAGCGTTCGGACTGATGGTGTCGACTGGGAACAAGGCTGTCAACGACGCCGCAAGCTCCGGCGAGCGGTGGGGTGACAGGCTTGCAGACGTCGCTGAAGTGATCGCTACCGTCGTCGAGGTAGGCACAGACGCGTTCTTGAAGTTCATCGGCTACGTGCCGGATATGATCGTCTCGTTCAGTAACATGTACATGACTGTCTTGTACCTGAAGGCGGCATTCAAGGAAGTCTGGGCTGTGGCGTCCCTTGCGTTCGATGTAGTCAAGCTGGGGATCAGCAACGTTATGAGCACCTTGGCTCCGTTGGTCGACCTGGTGTGGGGAGCGGTGAAGGCGCTGACTGCTCTCCAACACTTGGACTTCAGTGGAGCGTACGAGGCCGCTGCGACTGGCATCAAGAACGCAAACACGAGCTCGAAGTACTGGTCCGAAGCTCGAGCGAATGCCGCCAACGCGATTCCCGAGGACATTGCCTCCGTCGCAGCTGCCGAAAAGGAGAAGGGGGAAGCGTACGGCAAGGGTATGGACTTCCGTAACAACGCTTTGGCCGCGTACGCGAAGATCTCGAAGGGCGGTTCTCTAGCTCCCACACCTCCCGCCCTCTTCGGACCTCCCGCGCCTCCTGAGATGTGGGATGCGCGAGAGAAGGCGGATCGCGAGGCGAGGCTCAACGCGGCTGCTGTGCCCAATCGCGGTCATCAGGCCATGACGCAAGTCATCGAGCTCAAGGTTGATCGCGAGGTACTCGCTCGCGTCGTCAACAAGGCCAACGAGGACAACCACAAGCAGGCCGGCGGTCACACCGCTCCGCCCTGATGAGGACACATGGCTACTCGACCTATCGGATTCGGGCCCGCCGTACGAGACGCTCTCGGAGGATCCCCTCCCGCAGCTCCCAAAATGAGCCAGTCCGTCCCTTCCGTCTCGAACTACCTCGAGAAGGCCAACAACATCCGCTCTCAGGCCGCTGCGGGCGGTGGCGCAGCGTCCATCCCCAAGCGTATGCGGCCTACTGTCGTGCGTGGCCGCTTCTCGGTGCCAGAGAGGCGCACGGGCCGGACGATGATGTTCAACCCGAACGACGTGAGCGACGAGAAGACCATCAACTGGGGCAGCATCGAGGTGCCCGGCGCGAGCCACCCCGTGTACCAGTACGGAGCCGGCGGTGAGCGAGTCATCTCGTTCGATCTCTACATCGACGGAGACCGCGGGCGCTTCGGTCGAGCGGAGCCTCGCTCGATGGATCTGTCCATCATGGACGAGCTTATGTGGTACCGCTCGCTCATCTATCCCTCTGCGTACGGAATGAGCTACGCCCAGGTAGCTCCGTTCCTCGTCCTCTTCACGTTCGGGGAGTTGTACAACAACGTGCCCTGCATCGTGAAGAAGGCCTCCTGGAAGATCAACTACTGGGTCCCTGGCCCTCGTGGACCGAAGCCTGTCCGCGCCACCATCCCCATCCAACTCGCGGAAGTCGTGGATCGGTCTATCACCGCAGACCAGATCCTCTCTGCGGCCGGTCTCACCTCCTACGAGCTCTGACATGGCTATCACCCGCAACAGCCGCTACCAGCTCACCTCGATCATTCAGGTCACGGATCCGGTCTCCGGTCAGCTTGTGAAGCCCGAGTTCCCTGACCTTCGTCAGAGGATCTCGACGAAGTCTACCGACGACACCTTCATCACGGCGTCGGCTGCCAAGCAGTGGTCGCACCATGGTCTGGAGGAGCTGGGGGATGCTCGACACTGGTGGGTCATCGCGGATCTGTCCGATGTGGTCGATCCGTTCGAGGAGCTTGTTCCGGGGAAGCAGCTCCGAGCTCCTTCACCTCAGCGCTTCTTCTTCGACATCCTCGCGCCCGAGAATCAAGAATGACTGTCATTCGCAGCTACCTCGAACTGCGCCAGCCTCGGATCTTCATCGAGGCGGACGGGAGCCTCGCAGAGGACATGATCCCGTTCATCACGCGTTTCGAGTACGAGGACGAGGAAGCCAAGATCGACAAGCTCACCCTCACCGTGGCGAACCCTGGCTTGCGGTTCAAGGATGACCGTCGGTTTCAAGAAGGCTGTCGTTTTCGCATCCGCTTTGGCTACCTGACCGACATCTCGGATGTGAAGAACACGGTCATCGCCCACGCCAGGCCGCACTTCGGTTCCGGCATGCCTACGATCGAGATGGTTGCGTTCAATCTCCAAAAGGATATGAACAAGAAGAGCAACCCCACGAACTGGGGCCCCATCTCGACCAGCGACATCGCAAGGAAGATCGCCGACCGCTACCGCTTCGACGTCGATATCGAGGAGAGTAACGACTCGCGTCGGCAGCATCGTGTTCAGCCGGCAGGGTCGACGGACATCCAGTACCTGATGAACCTCGCGAAGGAGCTGAACTTCGACTGCTACATCGAGGGCACGACCCTTCACTATCACCGCAAGCGGTACGACACGCCTTCCGGGCTCGAGTTCGTCTACTTCACGGAGGGAACCAGCACCCTTCTGAAGTTCGAGCCTGACGTCGACATGACCTCCCCTCCTGCTACGTCGAAAGCGGGGACGGATCCCAAGAGCGGCGAGACCGAAGGGAAGGGGAGGAACGGCAACGAAGCGCGCCGAGCTCTGGACACGAACAATGGGCGCGACGCGGGTTTGATCCCTAACCGTGCTGGTCCTCACGCGTACAAGGGTGAGAACGGCCTTGTGGGTCCCTCCCACGAGACCGATCCCCGCGTCATCGCTGCGCACGGCGCTGCTGCCGCGCAGCGGGTAGACATGAAGGCGATCAAGGCTTCCGCGGAGATGGTGGGCACCCCTCGTCTGAGGGCGAGGACGATGATTCGAATCTCTGGAGTCGACCAGCAGTACACGGGAAACTGGCGCGTTGCGAAGTCGAAGCACGTCATCGAGCCCAAGGGGGTGTATCGTACGCAGGTTGCCCTTCGCCGTGACGCTGGGGCGGCGAAGAGCAAGGACCAGAATCAGCACGACAAGGACAACGGAGACGGGAAGACGAAGAGGCTGGCTCTCAACACGAACCAAGGCCGCGTTGCAGGAGGATTCAGCAAGTGATCGTGGACAGGGATGAGGCGGTCGAGGGTCGCAAGTACCTCGGCAAGTACAAGGGCTGGGTGCGCGCCAACGATGACCCCGAGCGTCGTGGGCGCGTGCGCTGCTACTGCCCTCAGGTGATGGGTCCCATCGACGACGAACCTCACTGGCTCGGCTGGGCGGAGGGGTGTCTGCCTTGGTTGGGCGGGATCAACACGCTCGACTTCGGACCTCCTCTCACCAAGCAACAGAACGGCGGGGTGGACGTCGGCGTGTGGCTCGAGTTCGAGGGCGGTAACCCAGACTTTCCGGTCTGGGTCGGCACGTTCATCGTGGCGCCTACCCCCACCTCCCCCAACGCTCAGCTCGACCTGAACGACGCAGCCGGCGCAACCGGAGGATCTCTCATCCAGAACCCTCCAGCAGGCTCTGACCTCGCCGCTCTGAGCCCGCCCAAGCCTCTCCCGAACGAGAACGAGACGCGCATGCTGACCAAGCGTGGTCGTGACCTCGTTCTTGGCTCGAAAGAAGGAGGTTACATCATCCTGGGGCCCCACGGTGTCTCCGTGGTGGGTCCTCAGGTGCTTCTCAACGGACGACTCATGGATGCGAGCTCGTCGGATTCGGCGGTGGGGTGATGGCGCGTACGATCTGTCTCAAGCCGTGTCCTCCGGACTTCACGCTCCCCCAGCTCAAGGTTCCGATGATGGGGTCTGCACTCAAGGCCCAGGGGGACCTCTCGGTCAAGGGAGGCTGCGACGGGTGCGAGCTCGTCGGGAACTTCCTCCTTCAGCTCAGCCCTCTCGTGGGATCGCTCGGTCTCCCGCTCTGCCTCCTGAACTGCATGGGTGCGCTCATCGCGTTCCAGAAGGCCACCATCGACGCCCTCGGACCTCCCCCAGACCCTACCATCCTCATCCAACGACTCGTAGCCGTCGTCGAGAAGTGCGGCTGCGTCATCTCGATGGTGCTGCCTCCTCCTGTCGGTCCAATCTGCGACTTCCTGCTCATGGTGCGAGACATCATCAACGTCTTCGCGCTCGTGATCAACTGCTTGACCGGACTCATCACGCACCTAGCGAGCTTTTCGCTCAAGGCGTCCCTCATGCTCACGAGTCCTGATCCTGCGATTCGAGCCACGGGGAACTGTCTCGTCGACCAGGGGCAAGGCATGGCGGACCTCCTGGGCAAGAAGCTCGGCGCCCTTGGCGCTCTCCTCAACGTCGTTCAACCCGTGTTCGACCTGCTCGCATCCGTGGTTCCTCCTCCGTTCACGGACACGATCAACGACTTCAAGGCTGGTTTCTTGGTCTTCTCGGGCTCGACGGGTACGGGAACCCCTCCCGGGGCTTTCCTGGAGGCCATCCAGACCTTCAACACGATCGTGCAGACAACTGCTACGATCTTCTCCGGGATCGTCAGCATCTGCCCGTCGTAAGGAGTGAACATGTCGACCCCTCGCTCTCTGTCCGGCCTGCCTTCGTTCTACGGGACGGGTCTTGCCTTTCCCATGAGGCTGGATCCGACAGGAGCTCGTCCGCTCATCGCCAAAGACGAGGCGTTGATCCTCGCCAGCATGGACCAGATCGCGAACACGGACATCACGGAGCGGCCCTTTCTGACCCGCAACGGGGTCCCCTACGGCACTCGCTGCCGACGCCTCGTGTTCGACTCGGCGGAAGTGGCGATCGACATCATCCGCTACGAGCTGAAGAGGGCCTTCGACACCTGGGAGCCCAGGATCATCACGGACTCGGTGGACGCTGACGAGGTACCCGACTCGCACGGAGGATCTCTCATCGTGGCTGTCACTTCGTTCCGCTACCGTGCCACCAATCGTCCCGACAACTTCGTCACCCCGTACCGTCTCCAGAGGGCCACATGAGTGCAGGAGCGTCCGACAGCCCGGTGTTCGACTTCACGTCGCTGGACTTTTCTAGCGCGAATGCTGATCTCATCCGCTACGCCCAGATCACGTACCCGAACGAGCTCTGGACAGACTTCAACGACTCCAACTGGGGCACCGGTCTGATCGAGCTGCTCTCGTACTCGACGGACAAGCTGGCGTACGTCGCGAACGCTCAGGCTCTGGAGGTGAACCCTGTAACCCTGATCCGGGAGCAGAACTTCCGGAACATCGCGAAGGGACTCGACTACAAGCTGAAGTCGGCGTCTCCGTCGCGAGCTACGGTGCGCTGTACGCTGGACTCTCTCGGGACCTATCCCTTCACGATCTCGAAGCATCTCCAGTTCGCGACCACCGATGGACTCATCTTCCAGCCCGATGCGGATACGGCAGTGGCGTCGTACCCCGGTCTGGGGTATGTCGACGTCGCAGCGACGCAAGGTGAGGAGCATTACCAGGAGGTTCTCGGCACCACCAACGGAACCTCGAACCAGAAGTTCCGGCTGAAGAACGCCTACCTCATCGACGGAACCCTCTCGGTTCAGGTGGGCCTCACCGGGTACACCGAGGTGACGAACTTCGTCTCTGCCTCGCCGACGGACAAGGTCTATATCCTGGAGACGGACGAGGACGGCAACACCGACGTCATCTTCGGAGACGGCATCAACGGAGCAATCCCTCCCAAAGCGCAGACTGTCCAGTCGACCTACAAGACCGGAGGAGGCATCGAAACGAACCTCCCTGGTGGAACCATCAAGAGGGTGTACGGCACCGCAGACGGCGCTGCCGTCCCTCCGCAGATCACGGCGGTGACGAACCCGGCGCGGGCGACTGGTGGCGCGAGCAAGCAGAGTCTCTCGAACGCGAAGCAGAACCTGCCTCTCTCGTTGAAGGCCAACGAGCGTTGCGTCACTCTCCAGGACTACGCCGCCGCTGCGGTGGAGCTCGTCCCTGGTGTCCTCAAGGCGAACGCGATCTCAGGTCGACCCCAGGGAGGCTCCACGCCCATCCTTCTGTTCGTGGTGCCGAACGGAGGCGGGAACCCGACTGACTCTCTCCGCAACCTGACGATCGTGAAGCTGAAGGACAAGCGGTTGGCTGGGAAGAGGATTCGCGTCTTCGACCCGGTCTACGTCAACCTGCTCATCGAGGCGGACGCGTTCATCCAGCAGAACGCCGTCGCGAACGACACGAAGAACAAGGTGAGCTCCATCCTTCAAGCCAAGTACGACATGGAGGCGGTGGACTTCGGCTCGAGCTTCAACCTGCAAGACGTCTACGACGACACCTCTGCCGCCACGGTTCCAGGCATCCGCCACGTCTTCTACAAGACGTTCTCCGTGAGGCCGTACTACGCGCGGCACGTGAACAGCCCGACGACCGGGAACGGAATCATCGACTACATCGCGACCAACCTCGACACCGTACGTCGTCGGGAGTGGCTGGTGCAGGTTCTCCCTCCCTCTCCTCCGATCAACTGCCCCCGTTTCCAGGTGCTTCAGCGTCGGCTCGGTACGGTGACCGGCGTGACGGACTCTCTCGTGACCGACGAGAGTGCCGACTACTTGGTGAACGAGCTCTTCTCTGGCGGCTGGTCTTTCCGACCTAGGCCCGAGGATAACGCGGTTACCTTCTCCATCTCTGGGAACACGACTACCACGATCTCGACCAGCAGCGGTCTGCTCACTCTGGTCGAGCCCGATGACCCGTACGTCGTGGAGAAGGCGGAAGCTGGGATCGGGAAGATTCTTCGTACGACGCTCAGCTCCGCTGTCGTCGCGTCGGACACGCTTCTCGTAGCCTCCACGGACTCCTGGCAGGTGGGGGATATTCTCCACGTCGAGGATAATCCCTCGGAGTACTACACGGTGATTGGCATCACCCCTGGGGTGAGCCTTCAAGTCGATCGCAACCTGACCTCGGCCGTCAACTCGAAGGTCGACTACGTCTGGCAATCTGGTGATGCAAGCGTGAAGTTCTCGGTCATCGGCGGCACTACTCCGTTCGTCGTCGGCGACGAGCTCTACGTCGATACGTACGCTAGAGCAGGAGACATCCGGCTCCGCGACGAGAACTTCCCTCTGCTCGATACTGCGGATCTCTTCGTCAACCCGATCGGAGGCGTCAAGTGACCACGGCGGCACTCAAGTTCACGCAAGGGGTGAGCTCCAACACCCCTGGCAAGTCGTTCAAGGCCACTCTCGGTGGTGGCGCTGTCACGATAGCCAACAACGACAACACAGGTGTGACTGCCTGGACGTACACGCTCATGGACGTGCCCAAGTCCAGCGCCCTGGTCCCAGGTGTGCTCTCGACAGGAGCCACTCCGACGACGTCGATCACCCCTGACGTGGCAGGTTCGTACCGCATCCAGGAGGTCCTGTCCGGACCAGGAGGCACGGCCAGTCAGATTCGCGACATCGTCGTGGCCAACAGCCGCGGATGGATCCTCCCGAGCTACCTCGGGGTGGGCAGCGAGTTCGACTTCCCGGATCCGGTCAGCCCGAACTCTCGCGGGTGGGCTTCGATGCTCGAGACGGTCTTCCTCGACATCCACGACAAGCTGAACGACTTCGATGCGATGTTCGCTCGGGCAGGCACGGTGCTGTCCGTGAAGGCGACCGAGATCGACGGCATCAGCTCGTCGCAGGGGAAGACGGCGTACACCGAAGGGCATCTCCAGACGACGGGCAACACGCTCCAGACGATCTTGTCCGTCGACATGACGGCGTTTCCGAACTGCGCGATCACGGTCGACGCGTACATCGTCGGCTGTCGCACCGGTGCGGCTCAGATGCACTGGTACAAGAAGAGCCGCTCGTGGATCAACACGGCCGGTACCCTCACCGCTGGAGTTCAGAAGGACGTCGACGACGAGCTCGTCGGTCCTGCTCCTCCAGGGACGTGGGTCGTAGCCCTCAACCACTCCGGTCAGCTTCTTCGCGTCCAAGCGCACGGCGGCAACGACAACGTGACTTGGTTCGCTGTCGTGCAGCGGCTTCGCGTGGTTCCCCTCTGATGTTCGGCTTCTCCCTCATCTCTCGGGTCTGGAAGGCTGCCGTTGCGTCGCCTCCTGTTCTGACGTCCTCCAACTACGGCATCGGGGATCCCGGTGGCGGGGGTCAACCGATTGTTCTAACCGGCTCCGGGTTCACCGGGGTCAGCGGAGCAGCGGGAGTCACGTTCCTCGGCACCAATGCGACTTCCTACGTCGTCGACTCGGACACTCAGATCACGGCAGTCCTACCTGCTCACGCCACCGGTTCGGGAAACATCGTAGTCACCCACCCCACGAACGGGGCCAGTAACAACCTTGCGTTCGAGTACTGGAGCCCCGCTCAGATTACGGGCATCACCCGAGTCTGGGATGCAAACAAGGGAGTGACCACGGCAGGGGGAGGTGCGGTCAGCGCTTGGCTCGACCAGGTGTCTAGCGACAACGCGACGCAAGGGGTGAACGCCAACAGGCCTGTCCAAACAGCGTCGGTGTTCGGAACCATGCCATCGCTTCGATTCACACCGGAGCAGTGGTTGGACTGTTCGATTGGAGAGGGGCCTGTCTCTCCGTTCTCGTTCTTCGCGGTCATCAAGTCGACGAGCTCTACTGGGGCAGGATCCGCGTCGAACCCTACGTACAACCCTGCTCGTTCCATACTCGGTGGTGGTGGGTGGAGCGGCTTTGGCATGGACGGCGGCGCCATCGCCTACAAGAGCTACGACGTCGCTCTCGAGTCCTGGGGCACCGTCAACGACGGAAACCCTCACCTCATCGGAGTCACCAGCAGCGTGATTCCTACGCGTCAAGGCTACAAGGACGGCAGTGCGGTCGGCGCGGCCACGTCTCTTGGCGGGACTCCAGATGCGTACTACGACCACATCGGCGATGGCTACCTGAACACGGACGGCTGGAGCGGTGACGTGGGTGCGATCATCGTACTTGGTGGTACCCTGATCTCCAACGGAGAGCTGACGAAGCTGAACTCGTGGTCGAAGCAGCGGTGGGGAACTCCGTGAGAAGGAGAGGACGATGAGCGGCGGAGGCTTCAGCTCTATCCCGTACGGGAGTGGGCCCTACGGAGGACCCTCGAACACCTTCGGTGTCGAGTCCATCACACCTGTCGACAACCGAACGATCGACGTTGCGTTTTCGAACACGCTGAGCTCCTCGGCTCCCAACTTCTTGGCGATTGCGAACGTCGGAGGCTACGCGATCACGCCTACCCTCCTGGTGGTCGCCGCGGTACAGACGGGGCCGAAGACGGTGCGGGTCTTCACGCTGCCTCAGAGCGAAGGAGCCTTGTACAGGCTCGAGGTCCTCTCGGACATTCGAGACGCCTCCGAGGAAACGCTCAGCGTTCGAGTCGCGTCGTGGACGGCTCTCGCTGCCCCAGTGAAGTTCCTGGTGGACGGGCTGGAGTCTCGAAGCGAGTGTGTGGGTCAATCGGTCTACCTGAAGTGGACGAACCGGCCTGGTACGACCCACACGAAGATCGTGCGTCGGCTGAACGCGTGGCCTTTCGACCTCACCGACGAGCATGACGTCGTGTACGAAGGTGCGGCCGTAAGCGAGTTCTACGACACGGGGATCACGACACCGATCACCGCGCTCGCCACCAACGTCTCGGCAGGTAGCGCCACTGTCCAGGTAGCCAGCTCCGCCGGGTACGCCATCGGGGACCTGATTCGTGTCGAGCAGGTCAACGGAGACAAGCACTTCGACCTCATGACCGTCCAGTCTATTCCGGACGGCACGCACGTGACGTTCACGGCTCCTCTGGCGCACGCGTACGTTGCGGCAACCTCCCGCGTCTCGAAGAGCACCCCTCTCCAGCCTCAGACGTACTACTACTATCTCGTTCTGGCCAGCGATGACGCGGGGCCCTCGTACACGTACGACATCGACGACTCGTCCCGAGTGATGGCTCTCAGCATCGGAACTTCTCTCGCGAAGGCGAAGCAGTTCTTCTTGGACAACACGCCTCGTCGCGTTCTCGAGCTGGATGCGATGCCTCTGGAGGAGGGCGGCGGGGCTGGTTTCCTGGACAAGTGGTTCTCCGTCATGGCGTGCTGGCTCAACGAGATGAGAGGCCACCTCAACGCCATCGCGCTGATGGGTGATCCCGACAAGGCTCCCTTTCACGTCCTGACTGCCAAGAACCAGGCACTGGGGATCGACCCAGAGGGCTTCGCGTACGATCTCGACATCGTGCGCCGGCCGTTGACGTCCCTTGCGTACGTGTACAAGCGCAGAGGCACCTGTCAGGGCATCGTGGACACCGTCCGCATGTTCACGAAGTGGGACGCGGAGTGCCACGAGTACGGCTTCAACCAGTGCGCAGGTGGCTCCTCGAACGTGAAGACCTGGGACGGTGTCTCGCTCGCCGAGTTCGGCACTGAGACGAACGTACTCACGTTCACTATGCAGGTGACCTCACCTGACGGGGCAGCGCAATTCGTCGACTCGTCGAAGGCATGGAGCGACGATCTTTGGAAGGATGGTACGATCCGAGGAGCTCTCGGTGACGTCGCCTGCGTCGATACGAACGTTAGCAACCAAGTCACCATGTTCGCTCCTCGTAGTGTCTCCACTCTCAGCGGGACTGCTACCGCGGGCACCAACGTCGTCCCTCTGACCTCGACGGTAGGCCTCGTCCCTGGGCTGACCATTCAGCTCATCTCGGCGACACCGACGCTAGGCGTGTACCCGAGCGAGATTGTCGAGGTCCTCGCTGTCACCCCTGGTGTGAGCATCACGACGTTCGGGAACCTCGTCAACACCTACCCCGCAGGCTCGAAGGTGGCGGTATCGAAGAGCATCATCCGTCGAGAGATCCTCCGAACGGCGACAGCTGCTGGGCAGGTCCTCACGGATGCGAGCGCGAAGTGGGTCACCCACCAGTGGAAGGGGTACAAGCTCCTCGACGCCAACAACGTACTCCACAACATCACGGCCAACACCGGTACGACGATCACAGTGGACGGTGCGGCCCCTCCCTCTGGCGCCTACTCCATCGCGTACGACTTCACGGTCGGAGCGTCGTTCAACCTCCGGAAGCCTCTCGCTCGCTACAAGATCTGGAATCGCGAGCACACGAACTGGTTCGAGCCCACCCTCGACCTCGAAGCGCGTGGCACCGTGAACGACCCCTACAACCGGCTCTGGAACGGACCTGGCGCGAACCTCACGGGCGTCTACGGGCCTAACGACGTAGCCGCGTACATCCTGACCAAGGTGCCGGTGACCCAAGGCTTCACGTCTACGGTCACGGGCTTCGTTTTCACCTTGGACCCGTCGCAGCCGGCTCCGGGGGTCGACGCGTGGAAGGGCTACTTCCTGAACCCGAACCAGAACCAGGATCAGCTCTTCGAGATCTTGGCCAACGACGCGACTACGCTCACCGTGGCGGGAGACATTGCTTCTCTCGTCGTTCCCGGGCAGTATTACTACATCCTCAAGCCCCGCGACAAGGTGCGCTTCCAGCGAATCACGAAACGGCTCCGCAAGGAGTTCACCGACACCGACGTGCGCATCCACGTCCTGTTCATCTGAGGCACGGAGACCACGATGGCCGACATCACGCAGGACAGCTTCAACGAGGCCTTGAACTTCTTCAAGATCGTCTTCCAGCGCGGTCGTGACATCCGTGACTCGGAGCTGAACGAGTTCCAAGACATCCTGCGATTCCTGTTCATCCGATCGATCGCGAACGGAGTGCAGAGGACGAAGCTGAACACGCTCAACCCTGGCTCCAACGATGATGGCTATCTCGTCGTTGGCGCTGGCGCTGCCAACAGCGTCACGCTGAAGGCGGGGACTCTGTTTTGCGACGGGCTCGGGATCAAGCTCTCGGCGGACACCCCTCTCTCGGGGTTCACGACGAATCCAGGGCCTGGTGCTCGTACAGACGTCGTGTACCTCGCAATCACCGAGGCTGAGGTGGCAGATCCGAGCGCGTCTCCTCAGCTCGGGGAGACGACGAAGCGCAGGCAGATCCAGGTGACAGTGAACATCTCCACCACGGGTGACGCAGGTGTTCCTGCCAACACGGGAGCGGAGATCTTCGCGGGAGGCATTCACTACTTCAAGATCGCCAGCATCAACCGCCCCGCAGGCGTGGCGGCCATCAACTCGGGCGACGTGACCGATCGCCGAGCTCAGCTTCCTCCTCAGTTCGTCGAGGACCTCGGACTCACCACGGTCGGGAAGGGGACGGCGCTCATCGGCTACAGCGGGGGCCCTGCGTGGCTCGATGGGACGACGAACCCTGCGACCACACTGAAGGCGCAGCTCGACAAGATCGTGACGGATCTTATCTCGACGGCGGGTGGAAGCAGTGGCGCGGACCACGTGGGTGCTGACGCCATCTCAGGAACGTTCTGGTCTCTGCTCGCTGGGTCGATCAGCGCCCAGATCGCTCAGCTCCTGGGGCACGTGAACCAGCGATTCGCGCACCGTATGATCACGGCTGCCTCGAGCATCACCTCTGCCGACTCGACGATCATCATCGACGTTGCGACGAACAGCGTCGCGTACAACCTTCAGCTGCCGAACCCCGCAACGGTGGCAGGTCAGCGCTACTACCTCGCTGCTCGAGACGGTGACATCGCAGCTCACAACGTCACCTTGGTTCGCTTCGGAAGCGAGCTGATCGCTGGGGTGGCTGCGAACTACCCTCTCGACAATCCCATGGGGGCGTGGATCCTGGAGTCGGATGGGACCGACTGGTACGTCTGGAGCTGCTGAACATGAGCCGAATGCACGTTCTCAGGTACACGAACGACAACACCACGGCAGGTGCGTTCACCTTCGTCGTCCCTGCCGGCGTCTTCCGTTTCCGACTGCGCATGCTCGGCGGAGGCGGTGGTGGCGGAGGTGGTGGACGAGCCAACACGAACGGTGGTGAGGGCGGCGGTGGTGGTGGCGGAGCTCGCATGCTCGACGTCTGGATCACCACGACTCCCGGAACTACGTGGACCGGCCAGCTTGGAGCTGGTGGTGCGAAGGGTACAGGGGGAACGGCAGGTGGTGGAACGGCTGGCTCTGCTGGCGCAGATTCGACGCTGACGAGTGGAGGCATCACCTACACCGCGCGCGGCGCGGAGGGCGGTGGCGCTGGTCAGGCCGCTGGTCAGAACAAGGCTGCGTTGGGAGGTATCCCTGGGCGACTCAACGGAGCGGCCGGAGCGTCGGCGATGGGCTCTCCGAACGGAGTCGACGCCGGAGGGTACGGCTACCCTCAGCCAGGTCAAGGCGGTCACCAGATCAACACGGCCAACCTCGCTGTCTGGACTGCCTACGGCGACGCTCCCGACACGCAAGGCTCCAACGGTGGCAACTTCGGCACCGGGAACGACTTCACGACGAGCGTGGGGAAGGGCGGAGGAGGCGGAGGAGCCAGCGAGTGGCCTTACGACTCCATCGACAACGGTGCTGGATCGCAGGGTCGTACCGGAGGAGACGGAGCGGCGTTTCAGACCGTCAACGCGACCGTTGGCAACACAGGTGAGAACGGCAAGTACGGCGGTGGTGGCGGCGGTGGTGGAGGGGGCAAGAACACTGGCGGTACGGCCAACGGTGGCGACGCTGGGGATGGTGGTCGCGGCTGCGCCGAGATCATCTGGGTCAGGTAGAGATCGGAGAAGGCACATGAGCGATGCATCCAAGGTGGTGGACTTTTCGTGTACTATGCAACCTGCCAGCCGCTTCACCCTGGAGACCCCGGGGCCCAAGGACGAGACGATCTCTCGACCCTCCGCCTCCGGTCCTCTGCTGATGAAGATCCTCATGATGCCTCTGGAGGACCGCGTCGAACTCCTCAAGGCCCAGGCAGGCGATCACATTCTCATTCTCTTCGCGATGCTGTCACCGGATGAGCGACGCGAGCTCATTCAGGCGGCGGAGCGACAACTCAAGACGGAAGTGAGGTAGGCAATGGCTAGCGGTAAGGCAACGTACTGGGCGAACAAGCTCCTGGATCTGATCCTCGGAGCGACTGCGTTCTCGGCTCCGGGAACGATCTATGCGGCGCTCTTCACGGCCGCTCCGACTGCGGGCGGTGGTGGAACCGAGGCGACGGGTGGCTCGTACGCTCGCGCAGCGGTCACCAACAACGGCACCAACTTCCCGGCGGCGGCGGGCGGCGTGAAGTCCAACGGCACCGCGATCACCTTCACCACGGCGTCGGCGAACTGGTCGTCGGGCTCCAACCAGGTGGCGGCGGCCCTGTTCGACGCGGTGTCGTCGGGCAACATGCTATACTTCGGTGACCTCACCGTCGCGAAGCCTGTCCTGAACGGCGACACTGCGTCCTTCGCGGCGAGCGCCATCAGCATCACGGAGACCTGACCCATGAGCCTCGCATCCATCGCCGTTCGTACCTCGAACGTGACCATCTCGAACGCCAACCAGGAGGTTCGCACCACGGCTGGCGTGAAGGCTCGTCTCCTGGAGCTCTCGCTCGTCCAGGCGACCGGTACTGCGCAGTCGCAGGGCGCGGGACGTCCGGCGGCCCAGGGTGTCACCCCTGCCACCACGTCGACCTTCCAGCGTGACGACTCGGCGGATCCGGCGTGCGTCACCACGACCAACCTCACCTGGGGCACGTCGCCAACTGCACCGGCCAACTACTACCGACGGTGGAACAGCGCGGCCACGATCGGCGTGGGCATGGTCTGGACCTTCCCGCGCGGCGTCATCATCCCGGTGAGCGCAAGCTTCGTGACGTTCAACATCACGGCTGCGGTCGCGATGGACGTCAACATGGCCATCGACGAGTAGGAGAAGAAGATGATTACCCTCAACGACGAGAAGCACACTCTGGTGAAGAAGCAACTCCAGCAGATGGAGTGGTCCGGGACCGAAGGTCGGTTCTGTCCCTCGTGCGGCGGAGAACGCCCGAAGGACAAGATCGACACGGCCGGTCAGCCTCTTCTGGACGGACGGTTGCCCATGAAGAGCGGCATCTTCTGTCCGGCTCCAGAGGAGGGACACCGTCTGGACTGCACGCTCGCGGCGGCGATCATCGCGGTGTCCAGCTCGGATCGGATCGTCATCTTCTGCCAGACTGGAGACCCCAAGGGGTACGAGGCTAGCAAGTGAGCGACCGCGATCTCGAGGCCTCCAAGATCCTGCTCGCTGACGGCGCCCAGGTCGGCGATCACGTTCTTCACCCGAACGACGTGATCGCCGCTGCTCTGCGTGCACATAAGGACGGTGAAGACGTCGCGAGGCGTCTCGTGCCTCCTCAGGATCCGGACACGATCGCGTACATCACGGTGCGTCTGCATGCGACAGGGACCCTGTCGGTGCAAGGTCACATCCTCGATCAGCACATGGCGCTCCAGCTCCTCGACCACGCTCGAGAGGCGATCACGCGCCAAGTGCTCGACGGGGCCAAGGTCGTCATCCCCAGCCGCGACGTGGAGGTCACTCCGACCGTTCCGTTGCGCGAATACGGCGACATGCCGCCCAACCAGCGTGGTGATGGATGAGTAGCCTCCTCGCACAAGGCGCGACTGGAATGCCCCTGATTATTCAGGACGACACTCGGCATTGTGACGAGGACCTGTTCGGCAATGACGACTTGTACCTTCCGGATCCGCTGGCGAACTACTATCGCCGATGCGACATCTGGTTCGGCATCAGTACGTTTCGCACGCCGTGGTGGCCGTCGGCTGGAGCTGGCGCACTTCTTGGTGACGCGGGTAACGTCACATACGACAAGATCATCCGCTACACGGACTCATGGCCCAACCTTCCGGGTGGCGCCAACGGACGCTTGTCGTTCGTTGGCATCACTCGCGACGCGTTCGGTAGCCCGCTGGGTGGCGTGAACGTGAAGCTGTTCCGCACGAGCACCGATGAGCTCGTATCTTCTGTCGTGAGTGACGCGAACGGCAACTACACTATCACAACGCCGTACTATCCTGATCCACACTACATGGTCTGCTATAAGGCTGGCCCTCCTGACACCTTCGGCACCACGGTCAACACGCTGATTGCAGGGTAGGGTGGGTTCATGCCCGACGTCATCCTGCGAGGCGGCAGAAAGCAGCGTATCGACGTACGGCTAGTCCGTACGCGATACACCCCGTCGGACAAGACGGTCACGAGTAGCGGTACCGATCCTGCCACCTTGTCGATGCAGGGGTATTGGCGCGCGAGCTACACCGGCGTTCCGTGGGTGGGCGTCTCGTCGCTCGGCGGTTCCGGCGCATCTCCGGATCGTGACCTTGAGGCCGGCAACGTGGCTGGCGGTGGTACACCGGTCAACGGTTACACCCCGTTCTTCTGCGATGGGGCCACTGTCTTCCTCGTCGGCGACGCCCTGATGACGTGGGGCGATCTGATTGGGGCGACCAACGGAGACTTCTACATCCACGTTTTGGCTAGGTGGAATAGCGCGACAGCGACCGCTGGCGTGCTCGACGATCCCGCGCTCCTCACGGACAACGGAGGATCGTACGCGCTCTCCTACTCGACCGACGGTGTTCGGTTCGCCTGCTACGACAACTCGGGCACGCCGCAGCTTCGTACGGTGGGCCCCGCGACCGCGGCAGCCGGCTCGTACCACATGATCCAGGTGTGGCACGACACGGGTGCCAACCTCATGTGGATCCAGGTCGACGGAGGCACGCCCGTTTCGGCGACCCTCAACTCCAGTGACTTCGGTGCTGGCAACGCGATCAAGGTCGCGGTGAACTGGGCTGATGCTGCGTTCGTGGATGGAGACATCCTGGAGATCGCAGTCACCAACGACAAGTTGGATGCGTCCATCCGCTCGGATATCCGCGGCTACGTCCAGAACAAGTACGCGATCGCCCAGGGGTACACAGGCACGTACACCGTTCCCAGCACGGAAGTACACCCCACGCTCGAGCCCATGTTGGCTGCGCAGTGGGGCGTCGGGAACGAAGACATCATCCTGTACTCAGATGCTTCGTACGTCGTTCCTGTCAACCAATTCTCGGTCGGTGTCTCCGCTGCAAGTAGCGTGGCGGATGCGCTGGTTGTGGCCCGCGCATTGGCTACTGGGATCGCGGCACCGGGAGCCGTGAGTCCTGCACTTCGTGTCGCTCGACCTCTGGCTGACGTAATCGCTGGCCCCTCGACGGTCGTAGACGCGTTGCGTGTGAGCCGCAACGTGGTGGATACGATTCAAGGCGCAGGGGCTGTTACAGACTCTCTTCGCGTCGCTCGTGGGTTGGTAGATGCGATCGCAGGTGCGGCAGCTGTTGTGGACGCTGTTCGAGTCAGCCGGCCTCTTCAGGACACCATCGTCGCACCTGCAACGGTGGTGGACGCTCTTAGGGTCTCCCGTCCGTTGGCTGATTCGATCTCCGGTGCTGCCGTAGTCGTCGTCGCGCTGCGACCCACGCGCGCGTTTCAGGATACCATCACGGGCGCTGGAACGGTGACAGACAGCTTCCGAGTCGCCCGAGCTCTCGTGGATTCCGTGAGCGGCTTCGGTGCGGTAGTTGACGCTCTGCGTGTGAGTCGGCCGTTCACCGACACTATCCAGGGACTTGCTGTCGTCACAGATACGGCTCGAGTCGCGCGAACTCTGACCGATACCATCTCGTCGGCTGCGACTGTCGCGGATGCGTTGCGGCTCACGAAGGCTTTTGCCGACGCCATCGCTGCAACCTCCTCGATGACTGACGCTCTCCGTGTCTCGCGAGGGATGGTCGATACGATCGCAGCCGCCACTTCCGTCTCTGACTCGGTACGCGTTGCTCGAGCTACGGGAGCTAGCGTTTCGGGAATCGGAACGGTCAACCCTGCACTCCGTGCGACCCGACCGGTTGCCGCTGTGGTGGCGGGGCAGACCTCTATGGTCGACGCTCTGCGACTCACAAGGGCCTTTGCAGACGCTGTCTCGGGTTCCTCCGCGCTCACCCTTGAGCTCAGGGTTTTGCGGCAGGTAATCCTGAATATCACGGGCACGGTCGGGACGTTTACCGTCAACCTGACGGTCTCCAGTGGCGGTGCTGCCAGCTTCAACGTGAGCATCTCTGGCCAGGTATCTGTAGTCGACGCAGTGCGCATTACACGAGCGTACGCCTCTGCGCTGTCTAGCTCGGCTGCGGTCTCCGAACTTCTGCGTGCGTCTCGAAGCTTCGTTGTGACGGTCAGCGCTCCTAGCACCACGGTCGAGTCGGCTTCTGTGGCTCGTCCCTACTCCGGACCCTGGGCCGGGCATACGAGTGTCGCAGACGCTCTCGTTGTCGCTCGGCGCTTGGCCGACTCGATGGCAGGTCAGGGGGTTGTCGTCGAATCACTCGCACGTCTGCGACCTATGGCAGGGTCGTGGACCGCGAACGGCAGCGTCGTTGAAGCACTGCGCGTCGCTCGTCTCCTGACGGGGTCGTGGACTCCGAGCAGTAGCGTGGTCGAGGCGATTCGCGCTACTCGACTCCTCGTGGGGCCTTGGAGTGCGAGTGGCGCTCTGGCTGCGGATACGCAAGTCGTTCGTCGCGTAGCGCTCAACGTCACCGCCCTAGCCCAGGTGATCCTCTACTTTGGTGGCGGTCAGCTCGTGAGCTTCTCCACCTCGGTGAACGCTCGCGCGTCGCTCCGCGAGAAGCTCTTCTCGCGTGGAGGCGGTCTGTCGGAGGGTACGGGGAACACGGCGAGCCAGCCCAGGTCGAGTGGCTTGGGTGATGTCGCCGGGAGTCAGGCCTCCACTGGCGCTGATGGGAAGACTGATGTACGAGACTTGGCTACGGGTATTACGCGCATCGGGAAGAAGGGATCAATCGAATGAGCACTCTCCGAATTGGTGATCCGACGCGCATCGATGGGACGTTCTACCTGGATGGGTTCCTGGCCGATCCCACGACTGTCTACCTGCTCGTGACCAAGCCCAGCGGCGTGGAGCTCGAGTTCGTGTGGCCCTCTCCGGGAGTTGGGCAGGGCTCCCTCGTGAAGGATGCGCTGGGGACCTTCCACGCGGATCTCGCTGGGGCGTCCGTAGATGAGAGCGGAACCTGGCAGGTGCACTGGGAGGCGGATGGTGCAGTCGTTACGACGATCGACAGCAACTTCCTGGTGTCTCCTCTGCTCCAGCCATTCCGTGTTCGCGTTCGAGATGGCGCTCTCAGCCCCATCTCTGACGTGCGCGTCGAGATCTACGACGTACACGAGAGCCTGGTTGGCTCCGGTACGACAGACGTGAACGGGTACATCCCCTACACTCGTGTGGAGCCTGGTGCGTTCACTGTCTACTGCTCGAAGCGCAAGGTGACGTTCTCTCCGCTCACGGCGACCGTGGTGGCCAACCTCGGATCGCAGACGGCGAACGTGACGGGAGTCGTGCTCGCTGTTGCTGACCCGGGAGCTGTCCCTCAGGCCAGGCTGTTCGGGTACACGTTGCCGGACGTGTCGGTCTTCGTCGAAGTCCCCAAAGCCCAAAACATCGCCACTGGCTCGGGTACCGGAGTCGAGCCGAAGAACTTCTTCATCCCTCCCTCGCGCCACCATCTCCTCAGCGGCAGTCAGGGCTTCTGGGAGATCGATGTGCCGATCGGCGTCACCGTGCGCGTGCGCATCCCGGCGGGGAACATCGACAAGATCTTCCGTATCCCGGAAGACGCAAACGTGCTCAACTTCCGCGACGCTCGACCCGATCCTGGTCCCGGGAACGAGCTCGGCATCGTGGCTGACACACCGACCAGGGAATCTCTGAAAGGCTTCGGGTGACGTCATGGTCGACACGTGGAAGGCTCTGCTCTCTTCGCGCAAGTTCTGGGTCGGTACCGTCTCGGTGGCTGCGATCGCAGCGGCGGTAACGCTCGTCTCCCTCGGGAAGCTCCCCGAAAGCGCACTTCTCCCTACCATCAGCGCGATCACGACGATGGGGCTCAGCGTGATCGGGTCCATCGCCTGGGAGGACGCGGCCGCCAAGCGCGCCGGGGGTGGGGGCGCCCCTCCGACCCTTCCCGTCTCCCCGAGCGCTCCTACCCCCAACAGCGCGCCGGCATCCGCGGGTTCCGACCCCGACTCCAAGGACGTCCCGACCCCGCGATCGTGAAACCTGTGGACAAGATGTTGATGCTGCCGGCGTAGTCTCCCGTCAAGGGTCGTGGCTTTGGAACAATCGACGAGGTTTGTGTTGACAGACCTAGTAGTTTCTTCCAAAGTCCACGTCCCATGTCGATCCGATGGAATCCTGGCACTGGGCGACACCCGCGCATCGTGGTGGGCGCCATGGTCCACATCCCCAAGCAGCTCGTCGACTGCGACGCCATCCGAGCTGACCTCACGGTAAAGAACGACGTCTACTGGCAGACCCTTGGGATCGGAGGGGACGTCACGGGTGTAGAACCTGTGTACGAGCTGTGGACAGAGACCGATGAGATGATCTCGGTCCCTCGGGCCTACTGGCGGACGATGGTGGGGCTCAACGTGTGGCGAGGCGTGGAGTCGCGGGACGCCGCGCGCGCTGTCCTCTCGGCGCTCGACCACACGAGAACCGCGCCACGCGTGGAGCCGATTCGTCACCAGATCACGCTCCGCGATGAGGTCCAGCGCCAGGCCTCTCGAGCTCTCATCGAGGACACGAAAGACAAGATCATCAGCCTTGCGTGCGGGAAGGGTAAAACGGTTGTATCCCTTCACGCAGCCTCTGAAGGCGCCCGGTTTCCCCTCCTTATCGTGGTGCACACGAACGCGCTCAAGGACCAGTGGCGCGAGAACTACGATGACCATGGGACCTTGATCGGAGGCATCAAGAAGTTCTACGGGCTCCGGGATGAAGAGATTGGCCACATCCAGGGACCGAAGAGCGAGTGGCGCGGGTACAAGGTTGCCATCGCGATGCTGCACACGCTCGTGCTGAAGGACTTCGACTTCGACTTCTACCGCTACTGGAGGCTCGTCATCTTCGACGAGGTCCATCGGTTGGGCGCTGGCTTCTTCATGAAGGCGGCTGGCATGTTCGCAGGTGAGAGGTGGGGCCTATCAGCGACGGTCGACCGCGAGGACCGAATGGATCGAGTCTTTCGCGTTCACCTCGGAGACGTCGTCTACGAGTCTCTTGACCAGCCGCTGAAGCCCGAGGTCCTCTTCCTGAACACTGGCCTGTCGGTGGACATGGGCAAGTTCATGTTGCGTGGAGGTCGATGCAACCTGGCGAAGCTCCAGACCTACCTATCCGAGCATCCTCGCAGGAATGAGGTGATTCTTCGCTACATACGCAGGGCGTACAAGCAGGGTCGCACTGTCCTGGTTCTCGGGGAACGACTATCTCAGCTCCACGAGATGGCGGAGCGTCTCTCTGCGGAGGGGTTGGACGCTGGCGTCTACGTCGGTTCCACGAAGAAGCAGGATCGGCGAGCCGCGCTTCGTCGCCGAGTCATCTTCGCCACTCAGCAGATCGCCAAGGAAGGCCTGGACAAGTCGAACCTGGACACGCTTTTCATCTTGATCCCCTTCGGAGGCAAGGGGCGCCTCCAGCAGTCTCTAGGCCGCATCCTCCGCATTCACGCGACGAAGCAGGCGCCTGTCGCGATGATCTTCGAGGACGACATCAGCATCATCATGTCGCTGGCGCGCAAGATGAGGCGGTTCATTCGCGGCTTTGGCTACACACCGAAAGAGCTCCAGTACAGAGAAAAAGGAGAAGGCTGATGTGGAAGGAACTGTGTGCAGACGTGAACACGGAGGGCTGTTCCGTGATGGTGTACTGGTCGGGTGACCCGGAGAGCATCTCGCGAGTGGGCGTCCATGACCCTTGTTGGGAGTCTCCCGAGTCAAGCTCCCGGATCAACCGAGTGGCGAGGCGTGTGGTCGATGCCCACGGGGGCACCTCCTACATGCTGGCCTGGGAGCGCGGCGAGGAGGATGGCGAGTCTGTCGCCTTCGTCGTCGAAGCAGTCGTCTTCAACGAGGTGAGCTGATGAAGACAATGATGACTGCTTCGCCGCCGCAGCCTTCGAGCCCGGTCCGGGAACTCAAGGGCACCGTGCGCGGAGCACGGTGGCGCGTGCTCAATGGCGACGTGCGCGCAGCCCTCGAGAGCCTCTCCGCTGCGAGCGTCGACTGCGTTGTGACCAGCCCACCGTACTATTGGCAGCGTGACTACGAGGTCGATGGCCAGATTGGGCACGAGCAGACGATCGAGGGGTATGTCGAGTCCATGAAGGCAGTGTTTCGCGGCGTTCACCGCGTGCTGGCCGAGGATGGGACGTTGTTTCTCAACCTTGGAGACACCTACTACTCCGCGAAAGGCAAACCTCACGGCCGCGACGACAAGCACAATGGTCGACAGATGATGCGGCGACACCTCCGCGCTGTTGATGGCCCCGGCCTTGGGTTGCCCCGCAAGTCGCTCATCGGAATCCCCTGGCGCGTTGCGTTGGCCCTCCAAGGAGACGGGTGGACGCTCAGGAGCGCTGTCCTTTGGGAGCGTCCCGGCACGTTGCCTGAGCCGACTGCGCACGACAGACCTTGGCGAACGTACGAGCACGTCTTCATCTTTTCGAAGGGACCGCGCTACTACTTCGATCGTCGAGGGCTCAAGGGTGACGAGGACATCTGGAGGATCGTTGCGCGGCCCGAAAACCCGGGCGCGCACTTTGCCCCGTATCCTCGTGAGCTCGTCGAACGTTGCCTCGATGTCGGCTGCAAACCTGGCGGAGTTGTGTTGGACCCGTTTGTTGGCTCCGGGACGACGATGCTCGCGGCGCTCTCCAGAAAGAGTCCCGCAGTGGGAATCGACCTCAAACCGCAGTACTGCGATTTCATCGCCGAGCGCGTCGCACGCGAGTTCCACCAATGATGACTGACAACCCTTGGGTGCTCGTCCGTACTCTCACGGGAGCTACGTACCTCGGCCGCCTCGTTGCCCGAAGTGCAGACTACACCAGTCTCGAACTCTCACCCGTCTACGTGGCGAGTCTGCCTCCTCCCAGAATCGCGCCGCTCTTCGGGGGAGCGAGGTCTGCTCTCCTCTCCCTCTCGGAGCTCATCTACCTCAACGATCTCCCTCACGACACTCGCCAGGACTTCCTCCAGGCAGTGGAGGAGTTGGAGAAGGCCTCACTGCCCAGTACCTCTACACTCGAAGGTTGACGATGGCAATCGTGTATCAAGTTCGGAACCGGCTCATGGAGAACTACTCTCCGCGTGCGGTTCCCCAGTTCGTGCCTGTCAAACGGACGGGCACTCGATATGACCTGGGAGGTGAGGTCGTTGAGTTGTTTCGCGTCAAAGTCTTCGCCGAAGCTCTCGATCGCACCGTCCTTGTCGTGAAGGCGTGGGAGCGCGAAGGTAAGATTCCCAAACCCCTCTACAAGGTGGAAGGAGACCAGTGTACCCACTGGTATAGTGCAGCTCAGATCATCAACTGTCATAGGCTGATGATGGGCAAGTACCAGGGCAAGAAGTACCTCCCGAAAGAGGAACTGGAACGGTTCCTCTCGCTGATTGGTCGTGTCTGGCACCACCCTCGCGTCGTCGTGGACGAGCAGGGCAACATCGAAGGAGAACCCGCATGAGCATCGACGAGAACAACCCCGACGAGAGCATCCCGGACGACGACGTCGAGGTCATCCATCCTCGCGACAGGAGCAAGCCGTTCAGCGTCGCCCAGTTCAAGCACTGGCGCGGCAACCTCCTGAAGAACATGAACGCTGTTCTCCAGGGGTTCCAGCGAGACATCGTTGGAGGGCAAGCTCGGATCAACCTGGCCTGGAACGCCATGAACGCCGTCATCCGGGCGCTCACGAAGAAAGGCCTCATCACGGAGGAGGACATCCGCGATGCCGGTGTCGAGCTCTGGAACGAGGCTCAGCAGAACATCAAGAACGCCAAGGCCGCGAGCGAGGCGGGGACGATGCCCGTAGGTCTGGTGCGTACGCCGATCGAGAAGGCGAGGGATGACGTGAATCACGCTCTCCACGAGACCACGGCTGATGAGAAGAGGAGGGATTAGGCATAGTGCGCTCTGCTACTACAGCGGCGTGTGTCAACTTGGATGCGAGGAGAAGCAGATGACGAAGGCACAGAGAACAGAGAAAACGAACCAGGCAACCGAACTCGACCGGTTGCTCCGAACCCTCCGCGCAGCGCGGAAGAAGCAGCGCGAGTTCGAGGAAGAGCACGAGGAGGTGTTGGCAGGAGCGAAGGAGATCCAAGACACCATCACCGGGCTCATCGAGCGCGTGAAGATCGAGGCACGCAAGGTCGCCAAGGTCGGAGAGACGAAGGTGATCGCAGACGACGGTGAGCTGCACGTCTCCGTTCAGGGCAAGGAGGCGAGGAAGTTCAACTTGGCCAAGGTTAAGAAGACTCTCCCTGCCTCGCTTCTGGAACTCGTGATCACGGAAGTCGTCGACGGGAAAGCTGTCGACAACTTGGTGGAGAACGGGAAGCTCGACGCCGACATCGTCGACAAGATCGCGACCTTCGAACCGATGACGCCTGCCGTGACGGTGCGCCTACCCTGACGTGGTAGGTTGGAGGTTCCCCATGAAACGTCTAGCCAAGGTGCGAAGCGAGCTCTCCGTCACGGACAACGGCAGGAAAGAAGAGGTTTACCGCGATGCTCGGACACGAGAGCTGCAAACTCCGAACGAGGTCGACGTTCGGCGGGTAGCTGTCGTGAAGGTCAGCAACGACATCAAGCTCTCGATGGGTTACCAGTCCGTGGGCGCGAGTGTCGGTATCGAACTTCCGTGGCCTGTGGAACCCACGAGCGACGCGAAGCTGAAAGGCGAACTCCGGGAGGCGTTCGACTTCGCCTACCAGTTGATCGATGACGAGCTCGCGTCTCGAGCAGCGGAGATCGATCCGCTCCTCAAGAAGCTCGCCACCAAGTACGGGCGATAGGGATGTTCGAAGTCATCCTCATGGTGTTGGGTTGCGGAGGCGAGGCGATCAGCCTCGCTCTCCCGAGCTGCCGCAGGCAGCGAGGGATACCCTCTCCCCACTACATCGTGAGGGTGACTCTCCTCCCCCTCTTAGTATCTATAAAGGGAACTCACCGCGCGCACGCGTACACGCGCACGCACGCGTAGCGCGGTAGAAAGTCACTCGATTCATCTCTACCAAGGAGCAGCTGATGGAAGTCCGAAAGTGGGTCGTCAAGAAGCAGGCGACGGATGGCCTCGACGAGGTGTTCGCGGAGTACAGCCGCCAGTACGAGGCGAGGTATCGACGGAAGATTCGAGGACTCAAGCTGGCCCACGTCATCCGAGGTAACCTGGCTCACCTCGTCAACCGCGTGGGTCGAGAGGAGGCTCTTGCAGCGGTGAAGGCGGTGTTCACCCACCCTAAGCTGAAGTGGGTCTCCTCATGCCCCGACGCGTTCCTCGCATCGCGGGACAACTTCGAGCGGTACCTGGTTCCTGTTCTCGCTGAGCAAGTCTCCGCCGGCGAGCAGTCGGAGTGGAGGGGACCAAAGGACGTCCACGAGTCCCAGGAGATGAGCCCTGAGGACTTCGCGAACTACGGGAGGTGAGTCATGGCTCTGAGACTCCGGGTACCTGTTCGCTTCTCCAAGGCGAGGCTTGAGTCCCTTGACCCCCAGCAGATGGCGTGTGTACTCACGTACTCCGCTGCGCTGGGCGTGAACCTGCGAAAGGGTCGTGGTCTTCTTCTCTCAGGCAAGCCAGGGATCGGGAAGAGCTGGGCTGTTGCAGCTCTCACTCGTTCGTACGCTGTCACCGTGGCGCGTCCGGACTACGAGTACGTGACGGCTCCCGAGTTCTTCGACAACTTCGGTGACTACGACGGAGCTGTCGACGCCTATCGCGATCGGTTGTGGGCGGATACGTATTGTTCCGTTCCGTGGCTGGTTCTGAACGACCTGGGGAAGGAGTACCGCGGCGGGAAGCTCGAACAACTCCAGGCTCACCGACTCGGTCGCGTGTTGCGGGCGCGGTGCGAGAAAAAGCTCACCACCCACGTAACGACGAACATGACTGGGGCCCAGTTGAAGGAGACTTATGGCGAGAGCATCTTCTCACTGATGAGCGAGATGATGAGTTTCCACGTCATCTCTGGGCAAGATCGTCGAATCGAGTCGAAGTGAAACTACTCCTGGCCACACTGGGACGACGGTGGTACGTGTCGTCCCTAGGTCGTACTCACTCTAAGCAGGTCAATTGACTCATGGATGCGGAGAAAGCCCTCATCACCAGGATTGTCGAGACTCGGAGCATCCGGGAGGTCTTGACGTCGAAGGTGGTCTCATCCATGTTCACGGACCCGGGCAACCGGGACGTGTACGACTGGGTGCTTGCCCGATACGATCGCTACGGGCGTGTACCTAGCGCCAAGCTCTTGGCGTCGACGTTCCCCGATTATGAGCTGGAGGAGGACGTCCAGGACGACTTCTCTCTTCTCGTGGCTTCGGTGAAGGAGAAGCGGCTCTACACGGACCTTCAGCTGAGCGTGAAGGAGATCGCGACGTCTGCGCGAGGCAATCCTCACGACGCGCTGGAGGTGCTGAAGCGATGCGCTTCGGACCTTGCGGTCAAGTTTAGCGAGACCGGCACTCTCGACCTGTCGAAGTCGAAAGAGAGCGTGCTCAAGGACTACCGTACCCTCTGTCGCCGGAAGGGAATGCTGGGCGTCCCCTGGCCATGGCCTCGCATGAACCGGTCGACCCGGGGTATCCAGCGATCCAGCTACTACGCGATCTATGGCGACCCTGGGACGATGAAGACGTTCCTGCTGGTCTACATCGCGGCCTACGCTCACAAGAACCACGACCAGCGAGTGCTCTTCATCACGCAAGAGATGCCTGCTGAGGACATTCGCGAACGGTGGGCGGTGATTCGTGCTGGGATCGACTACGAGGACTTCCAGGACGGTAGGCTCTCCAAGAAGGAGCTGAGGCGTCTTGAGCAGGAACTCGATCTCGCTGCGGAGGAGGAGTCCTTTATCGTCGAAGAGCTGGACACGAACGGGAAGACCGCCATCACTACCATCCAGGCACTCGCCCAGGAACACCACGCGTCTCTGGTGTGCATCGACGGACTCGGTGACCTGTCCAGCAACGCCGAGTGGGGGTCTTGGTGGGAGGTGAACCGCGGCATCAAGGGTATGGCGAAGAAGCTGCGAGTTCCCGTGGTGGGGACTCACCATACGAACCGTGATAAGCGCAAGAAGCCGAAGAAGTACGACCCTACCGCGGATGAGGATGCGAGCGACATCGCACTCGGTGAGGCCCTCTTCAGGTACGCAGACGGGCTCTTCCACGTCATTCGTACCCCTCAACACAAGGAGAACGAGGAGCTCAGCATCAAGTCGAAGAAGGTGCGCAAAGGAAAGGCGTGCTGGTTCACGATCAACGCTCGGCCTTGCCAGGACTTCAGTCAGAAGCGGGAGGATGATGCTGAGGAGTTCGTAGCGGACGACGAGGACGAGTCCATATGAGCGCCAAGCAGATCCAAGGCTTCCTGGAGGAGGCGGGTGTCGGGAAGATCAAGCCCTCTGGGGAGAACCTCATCGGCACGTGTCCCTTTCATGACGACACGCATCGGTCGTTCTCGATGAACGTCGAGACCGGACAGTGGCTCTGCTTCTCGGAGTCGTGTGGCGAGCAGGGCGGGTTGGTGGCCTTCCTGGTGAAGGGGTGTGGGTGGAGCTTCGACAAGGCGAAGGAGCTTGCAGGAGAGTGGTGGCAGCACGCGGAGGGGATCGGAACAGAGGACGGCTGGGACGTCGACTTCCCCAGCTGGGCTGAACGACGTCGGCTTCCGGAGGAGCGTCAGCAAGCCTTGGACGAGCGACTGCTTGGCCTCTACGACTTCTGTCCGAGGTACATGACGGAGGAGCGAGGCTTTCGGCGGGAGGTCCTGCGTCGGTGGGAGGTGGGCTACGACTTCGAGACGGAGCGCGTGACCTTCGCAGTACGTGACGCGACTGGGGATCTCATCGGCTTCTCGAAGCGGACGACGAAGAAGGGGGAGGATCCGAAGTATCTGCACTTGGGATTCAAGAGGTCTCGTGTGCTGTACGGAGAGGTCTTCGTACCCGGAACAGCCGAGGTGTGGGTGACGGAGGGCCAAGTGGACTGCATGGCGCTCTACCAGATGGGCGTGACATGCCCAACCAGCACGCTCAGTGCGAAGGTGGGGAGGTGGCAGATACGTGCACTATCCAAGTATCCGCGTGTTGTTCTCGCGTACGACCACGACGCGGACGGGATGGTGGCTACGTTGAAAGTCGGAGACGCGCTCATGGAGATGGGCCATCGGGAGGTCTACGTCGCCAGGACGTACCCGGATGGGGTAAAAGATCCTGGTGACCTGCTGAAAAAAGGAGACGAGGCGAAAAGAAAGTTCATTGGCACTCTAGAATCCTATGACCTCGTACGACTGGACTGGCCATAGGTACAGAGTGTGATAGAGTCGGTGTCTCAGGGACGGTGTCCCTCAATCGGGTTGTCCTGCGGGCACCCTAAGGAGAATGGAAGATGCGTTCAGGATTCGCAGCGGTGACGAAGGCCAAGAAGGACTTCGAGGAGCAGAAGGAGTCGTGGGACTCGCAGCGGACGCGGGACCTCCGACTGGTGGGTGATGGGGCGAAGGCGGTTCTCTGGTTCATCGGCTCGGAACCGGAGGAGCCCCGAGAGACGCTGGTTCATACCGTGTCTCCTGGCAGGAACAAGTTCTTCTACGAGCCCTGCGCCAAGGGGCACAAGGATCACGACGGGTGCGTGTACTGCCACGCCGTGAAGGCGAACGACAGGCGCACCAAGAGGCCTTCGAAGAACTTCTACTTCTCGATCGCCGATACGCGGTGGGTGCACAAGACGAAGAACGACGAGCGGAGCGAGAAGGCCGGCCGTGACGTCTTCGACTGGGCGGACTGTCCTCGTACCGACGACGAGCCCAACACCCCCTGCAAGCTGTGCAAGCGCAAGGTGCCTCGCGAGCGGCGCGGGAAGTGCAAGCTGCGTCTGGGCCTCACCGTGGCCATCGGGTTGAACAACCTCAACGAGTCTCTCAAGAAGCGCTGCACCTCGTGCAACACCGGGAAGATCTCCATCGTCGGCTACCGGAAGGGTAAGAAGGTCATCCCGGATCTGGAGGACCTCGACGAGGAGGAGCAGGCGGGCTGGGAGGCGGAGTACGAATGTTCGAAGTGCGACAAGCCGTCCCCGGGGAGCATCTTCGCAGCTCCCATCACCATGATGCGCAACGGCACTGGTCAGGCGACGACGTACGTGTTCACCCGGGAGGACGAGTTCCAGGATCCCCCGGAGTGGGTCCAGGAACTCGAGCCTCTCGACTGGGACAAGGTCCTCAAGCCCAGGTCTGCGGAGAACCAGGCGAAGCTCCTCGACATCGACAACCCCTTCGAGGAGGGAGCTCAGCCTCGCAAGCGGAACAAGTCCGCTGCTGACGAGTACGACGAGGACGAGGATGCCTTCGGCGACGATGACGATGAGGAGGAGCCGAAGAAGTCCAAGCCCAAGGGCGACGACGACGAGGACGACGAGGGCGACGAGTAGGCAGCGGAAGAGATCTACTCGTACGTCGTCCGCCACGAACGAGGGCCGGCCTCGTAAAACATGGAAAGCTCCTCCGGCGTGGGAGCGAGATGGAACCAAGGACTGCGCCTAGGATGCGACGCCCCGAACGGCGTCGCGTTGATCTCCGCGGATGGAGCATACGATGGCTAAGTGGATGGTTTCTCCGCGCTCGGAGCGAGTGCGCGAGATGGTGTGGCCTGAGGTTCCAGGTGTCCTCATCGCAGACACGGTCGAGCGGTGTCGCGAGGCACTTGACCTCATTCGAGTGCAGCCCGTGGTCGGGGTGGACGTGGAGTCCTACGGTGCCAACCCGAAGAAGGAGCACGTACGGTACAAGTCCAAGGCGCTCTCCATCCAGTTCGCGGGCAGGCGTGGACCCAAGGTCTTCGTCCCCATGTGGACCGTGGTGCGGGCGAACGGAGACGGCACCTGGGACATCAACCCTACCGGTAACGAGCATCTTCTCGACGTCTTCGCAGAGTGGCTCGAGGACTCGCGACCCCAGAAGGTTCTCCACAACGCCAAGCATGATCGTCACACGCTCGCGAACCATGGCGTGACGATGCGAGGCTTCCTTGGCGACACGCTCGTCATGGACTACCTCTACGCGAACGGAGAGCAGCTCCATGGCTTGAAGGAGTGCATGAGGCGCTACTTCAAGGAGAAGTCTGCTCTCGACTACAGCGAGGTCTTCCGCGAGTTCAAGCCCCTCAAGAAGCCTCGTCTCGACAAGGAGACAGGGGAGTGGATCACGCACGGGAAGCAGAAGTTCCTTCCGGACTTGCTCGACGTCGTGCGAACCCAGGGTGGGGTCAACAAGCTCATCGACTACTCCGTGAAGGATCCCTACTTCACGGTGCTCCTCTACGAGCACCTCGCCGAGAAGTTGCGAGGCATGCCGTGGGTCAAGCAGGAGGGCGTGTCTCTCAGCTACTTCGACTACTACGAGAAGATCGAGAGACCGTACTCTGACGTCCTGTTCGACATGGAGATGGTTGGAGCCCCAATCGACTTCGAGAGGCTTCAAGGGATCAGCTCCAAAGTGGACGCTGACTTGGAGGACCTGGAGAGGGAGTTCATGCATATCTGCGTGAACAGGGGAATCAAGCCGTCTCGGATGGAGAAGTTCAACATCAACTCGACGGCTCAGGTTGCCCAACTCCTCTACGGGGAGATGGGCATGCGCTGTGAGCGGATCACGGAGGGCGGACAGAAGTCGGCAGGCAAGACCGCCCTCGAAGCCATCGTCCAGAAGAAGGATCGATCTCGAAAGGCTGCCCTTGACGCTGAGGTCGTCGAGGTCATTCTCCGGCACCGTGCCAAGACGACCCTCAGGAAGATGTTCGTCAAGCCGCTGATGCGGTTCGTACCGGAGTACAAGGGGCGGGTCCACTCGAACTTCAAGCAGACAGGGACCGCGACTGGCCGGCTGTCGTCGGCGACGCCGAACCTGGAGAACATCCCCACGGGCAAAAAGGATGACGAGTACAAGCTCCGCTCGTGCTTCGTTGCCCCTCCTGGTTACGTCGTCGCTGACATCGACTTGAAGCAGATCGAGGTACGGCTCACCGCGCACTTCACCAAGGACCAGACCCTGATCGATCTCCTGGTGAACGGGTGGGATCAGCATCTCATCGCGATGAACATGCTCTTCCCGCAGGTGGCGGAGTTCTGCGGGTCTCGCAAGAACCCCAATGGGTCGTTGGCCTTCGATCCCAAGCGTCCTCCTGATGGCGAGCTCGGAGCTGCTGGGGAGAAGAAGTTCGGCAAGGCGCAGTGGGGAGAGTGGCGACGTCGCGCCAAGATTTTGAACTTCGGCATCATCTACGGGATGGGACCTCAAGGCTACGTGGGTCAGGTTGGGGGCGGTGCCACGATCGAAGACGGCAAGATGGTCATCGCGAACTACTTCAAGGGCTTCCCTGGCCTCCAGCGCGGGATTCGTCGCATCCAGCGGAAGTGTCACCAGTACGGGTACGTGAAGACGCTGCTCAAGCGGTACTGCATGATTCCGCTCATCCACTCCCAGGATCACGGGTTGCGCGCTGCCGCCGAACGGCAAGCGTTCAACTACGTCGTCCAAGGGAGCGCCGCAGACATGATCAAACTCGGTATGCTGCTCTGCTGGATGGACAAGAGGCTCAGGCGCTGGGGCGTGAGGATGATCAACCAGATTCACGACGAGATTGTGTTCATCGTCAAGGAGAAGTACGTGGAGCACGCAAAGCCCATTATCGAGGAGTACGTGAGCCACCCCTATCGACACACGGAGAAGCTCTTCGGGGTGCGGATGCGTGATCTCACCACGGACACTCCGGCTGACCTCGGCGTTGGCCCCAACTGGATGGAGGCAAAGAAGTGACAACGAACAAGCTCATACCGCCGCTTCCCCACGCGCTGCGATCGTACGAAGTTCACGACGGCATCGAGCAGCGTACGTACGCGGTGCGGCTCGGTGAGGCGTTCCGTCAGGAGGATGGTGGTCCTCCGCTCACGCTCGTTCGAGCAGACGTCCTAGCGCCGCTCCTCGTGTACCTCAACAAGCTCTTCATGAAGATGGAGCGGACAGAACGGGACCAGATCAGCCGGTTCACCGACCCTGAGGACTTCACGCTGACGATGCGCACGCGCGGCTTCACGCCGGAGGACTTCAACGCCCTCATGTCCCTCGCGAAGTCGATGGGTGCGGAGTACAAGGAGCTGCTCGATTCGGTGGCAGACAAGACTCCGCAGATGTCTCGGACGAGCGAGGAGGAGCGGAAGAAGCTCGCCACCGGTCACACGCATACACAGTGGGGCACTATCGCCCACGCTACCGCAGGTGAGGAAGACGATGGCCGCTAAGAAGAAGCCCACATCGCGAGAGGAGCAGCTCGTCGCTCTCACCGAGCAGATCAACAGGTCGCTCGGTGTGGATGGGAAGGTCTACGTTGGCCGCGACCACCAGGAGTTCGAGCGCATCCGCACGGGTGTCCTCGCATTCGACGTCATCACGGGAGGAGGCATCCCGAGGCGCTGCTACACCGAGGTCTATGGGCAGGAGAGCGCCGGGAAGACGACGCTTGCTCTTCACGCATGCGCGGCAGTCCAGCGAGAGGGAGGCATCGCGGCTTGGGTCGTTGGTGAAGAATTCGACGATGACTGGGCCGAGCGCAACGGGGTGAACGTCGACAAGCTGGTCAAGATCGAGGCGCTCACCGGTGATCTCATGCTGGAGACAGCGGCGACGTACCTGGAGAGCGGGCTCATCGACCTCCTCATCCTCGACTCCGTTCAGGCGATCGGAACGAAGCGGGAGCAAGATGCGGGCGTCGACTCGGAAGCGTACGCGGGGGCAGGAGCGCCGCAGCTCTGGGGGCGCTTCTACCGTCGCTCCCGCGCGCTCTTCAACGGGCGGAAGTCGAATGCGGCGATCATCGGCATCTCCCAGGTCCGAGAGGCGATCGGTCAGTTCTCTCCGAACGGGAAGCCGGAACCGATGCCTACGCAGATCCGTGTCATCAAGCACTGGAAGGCGATCTCGGTCTACTGCAAGAAGGGTGAGCCGACGTTTCTCGACCCAAAGTCGGAGAAGAAGCGGATCATCTCACGCGAGTTCAAGCTCCGGTGCGTGAAGAACAAGACTGCCGTTCCGGAGAGAGTCGGCTCGTTCATCTACCACTTCACGAAGAAGCGATGGGGCATCGACACGGCGGACGAGGCCTTCCGTCTCGCGCGCGTCTACGATCTCGTCCAGCAGCGTGGGGCGCTTCTCGAAGGGTACGGAATCAGGGTGAAGGGGTCGAAGGAAGCTCCAGCGGCGGATCAGTTCATCGAGAAGCTCCGGTCGAAGCCTGTGATCATCCGCGAGCTTCAGACCGATATCATGGCAGCGGTGGAGGAGGAACGATGAGCAAGCAGTCAACGGTGGTCAGTGACTTTGGGGGTTTCGACGCTGTACACGCGGACCAGCTCTTTCGCATGTGGCCCAAGACGGATCCTAGTAACTACGTTTACGTCTACGCCCACACGTGGATCGACGCACGAACGGTGGCTCTACTGTTCTACAAGGACGAGAAGGGCTACCACCTCAGCTACGACCAGGTCACGGGAGAGGTACTCGATGAAGGGACGACTACTATCGAGAAGCGGAGCATCCTCCTCAAGCCGGACCCGACGGGAGGTGCTCTCGCGTTCGAGGCGACAAGAGATGTCGGCCGCATGTCAGCTCGGAGGGGAGACAACTTCAGGCAGCGGGAACCAGTGGCACTCCAAAGGAGACGTCAAGACTCGACAGCTGCTGGTCGAGTGCAAGCGCACCGAGAAGAAGTCGTTCAGGCTGACACGGGAGATGCTTCGAGTCCTACGCCTGGAGGCACTCAAGGCTGGCAGGGATCCAGTGCTTCAACTCGAGTTCGAGAGGGAGCAGTGGGCGATCATCCCGTGGGACAACCTTCTCGCGCTAATGGAGCTTCGAAGTGAGTAGGCTTCGGTGGAAACTCGGCCGTGCCCTAGGCGTCGGGATGGATGGCGAGGAGGCCACCAAGAAGGAACTTCGAGCCTCGTCTTCCAGCAAGGATCCTCCTCCGTCTATCGCCGCTCTCATCGACGATGTCCTGGAGCGCCGCGCCCAGAAGCACCACTTCTTCCGACCGTCGATGCTTCACGGTTGCGATCGAGCCAACGTCTTTCACTACCGATCGGCACCCTTCCACCCCCAGAGGCAAGAGCCCAGGCTCCAGCGGATCCTCGACAACGGCACGGCTATCCATGAGGTGATTCAAGGCTACCTCGGCGATCACCCGGAGTGGTGGTTTGCCCGGGAAGCTCGCATCTACGAGGAGGTGGCAGGGGCGTGGGTGCGTGGGTCTTGCGACGGCGTGCTGATTCGACGTAGCGACGGGTACCGTGTTGGTGTCGAGATCAAGACCATCGCTCACGCTGAGTTCATGAAGCTGACCAAGCCAAAGCCGGTCCACGTGATGCAGGCGTCGATCTACGCTCGGCTCCAGAAGCTCCACTGGATCGTCATCCTCTACTGGGACAAGGATAAGCAGCACATCAAGGACTTTCCCGTCGCGTACAGTCGAGAGCACTGGACTGCGACGAAGAATCGGATCAAGTACCTGAAGGCCTACGTCGATCGCGGGGACCTCCCCGCTTTCAACCCCGAGCAGTGCGACCCAACCTTCTGCCAGTTCGTCGACCACTGTGCTAAGAAGGGCGGTAAGCCTCAACTCGCAAACAGAAAGTGGTAGAGCATGAAAAAGTTCATCATGGGTTTCGCTTGGCTCGTCGCGGTGACCTTCGCTGTGGAGGTCGGCTGCAAGAAGAACGACGGCGCACCGCCTGTCACCCCGTCTCAGGTCGAGGCTGGGGTGGCTATCGCCAACGGAGTCTGCTCCCTCATCGAGGGCATCGACGACAGTGGCGTGGTTCGCAACGTGTGCGCCACGGTGGACGAGGTCAGCCAGATCGTCCAGTTCATCCTGACGCTCCGGCAGCAAGTGGACGGTGGGGTCACTACCGCGAAGGGGGAGCCTTGCGTGGTTCTGCCCAACTCCACCCTCTGCGCCACGTCCTCGGAGCGCGCCAAGGGCGTGCTGTACCTGTCCCAGGTGCGTGCTCGCCGCTTCTCCCGAGGTGACGCGGGAGATCGACCGTGAGCAAGAAGAAACCTCACAAGACCCACAAGGAGCACCACATGCAGCCCTCTACGCCGACTCTCGTCTCGATCATCAACGACTCGTCTACGCTTTCGGACGAGGAGGTGGCTCACGCGACCTCCGCGTTCGGCAAGCAGCTCGCGCAGGACGTCGCTCCGATCTGGGGGATGATGCCGGCTGTCGAGTTCTGTCCGTCTGGGACGAAGCCGTCAGGGAACGTACTGGCTCGGATCGTGGACGATCTCCCCGAGGCTCCAGGCGCGCTCGGGTACCACGACCGCGACGAGAACGGCTACGCGTACATCAAGGTCGCGGTCATCCCCGGCTACGACTGGCGTACGACCATGAGCCACGAGCTCCTGGAGATGGCGGTCGACGCACCAGCGAATCGGTGGCGTGACGCTCCTGATGGAGCGGACTACGCGGAGGAGCTCTGCGACGCTGTGCAAGGGGACACCTACGAGATCGACGGCGTTCCCGTCTCGAACTTCGTCTACCCGGCCTTCTTCAACCCCACGGCGAACGCGGCCGACAAGTTCGATCACCTGGGGCTGCTGAAAAAGCCGTTCGGCATGTCTCCCGGCGGGTACCAGATCAAGCGGTCCGAGCCTGGTCAGATCTCGCAGGTCTACGGTCGCCACGCTGCACGGAGCGAGGATGCTCGCGAAGCCATCCCGTCGCATCGGTCCAGAGACGGTCGATGCGTCTTCGTGGTCTTCGGTTCGCAGGTTCCGGAGGACCGCAAAGCAGCTCAGCTCGCGAAGGTCGCGCGCAAGTACCAGTAGAGGATCACATGACGGAGCAGAAGACGGAAGGCCTTGCGGAGTCACTGAAGGTCGGTGAGATGGAGGCGGAGCAGTTCTTCAACGTGCTGCTCCAGATTCTCGATCGCAGAGGAGCGACCGGGGACGAGAAGCTGATGAACATGACGGTGAAGGACTTCAC